GGGCTCTGGGATCGGGGTGGGGGGCTGGGAATGGTTTGGCGGTTCCTGATTCGGGACGGGCTGTTGCGGGGCTGGGACAGGTGGCGTCGGGAGTGGTGCAGAAAAGGGGTGGGGCAAAGAAAGGGAAGAAACCGAGTGGGGGTAACGGGAGCTTGGAGTTTGCTAACAAGGGAGCTATCGACTATCGATCGAAGACGGACCGTAAGCTAAGGGCGATAGGTCGGGAAATGTCTACGTACCTTGGCGATGACGTATCCGTAGGTGGCGTGCGAGTATGCGCAGGCAAATGCAAACGAATCGGGGAGTCCGACTGGATCTATTGCCCCAGGTGTGGTGGCCCGATGGCCGAAAGAGATTAGACGAAGTTTAAGAGATTGAGACGGGGTACGATGACGGTATGAATCTTCTGCGGAATACCATCATCATTTTCCTGTGGCTGATCATCACGTTGGCCTTGGCGTTCACGGTTCCTCTGGCAGCTGCCATGTTCATGCTGACGACGGCCATCACATTGATTTTGCGCCCTGGTTTGGTCCGTATCGCCTTTGGAATGGATCGGCGACCGAATCCGCGTTCCACGGGGGGTTCGTCGACTGTGGGCGAAATCAGGGGGCAAACAGGTGTCAACGTGATCGGCAACAACAACACGATTACGGTGAACCACATCAATCAACCCGCCTCCGATGGGGTCAGATATACCGATGGCGGATGGGTTATTGGTCCGGGTCAAATGATCATGATGCCGCCAGATGCGACGTTCGGACGCACTGACGGCGGTCAATGGGTGCCAAAAGGCAACCCGTATGACCCCGATTTCGGTCCGGGGTGGCGTGAGCTGGCCGACAATCGGGATGCCATCATTCGCATATATTCCGGGGGTGGGGTCGGGTCGATGGAGACGTCCGAACAACGTCGCGAACGCGAATGGCTGGCGGGAAAAGATATCGTCGATGCGGCCAAAAACATCGTGATTCCGGGCGATCGGCCACGGTTGGACGCTCGACTGCATACACAGCATCCAGAAATGGAATGTGCCATTTGTGGTGTGGAATTCATCGACCATGCATACGCCGATCACCCATGGGAAGAGATTCAGGAAGCGGGTTTCGAGAATGAAACGTAGATACGTGCAATGGCGGATGTGGGCATTTCTTGGCTCGCGGTTGTCGACGGCGATCGATCGGTGGCACAATCGACCCCGGCGCATACGGGTGCTGGTGTATGGCAACCCGGGATATGGCGCGGTACGATTCGTTAGAGGTCCGTTCGTAGAGATTACGGATAAAGATGGCGAAGCAATGATCGAAGGATTGCAACGCGGATTGTGGTTGGAGAATAACGACGATGAGTGATAAGCCGAATACCTGGAAAATGATTCGGGGGTTCGACAACGCACCGGCGTTGAGAGAATTCGTGGAAGCGTATCAACATGAATTCGAGAAGTTGATTGGTTGCGTGACGTTGCGCGCACAAGCGGAGATCGTTAGGTCCATTGTGGACAAAGAAGTTGCACGATCGGAGAATAACGATGGTGAGTAATCGATTCTTGGAACGGCACGCACGGCTGTTGCGGCGCATTCACATGGCCGCACACACGTGGGATGCCGACACCCTGGCGACGCACGTCAAGTGGATTCTGGACGCGGAACACGCCTATTGGTCCACCAAGCCCGCAGGTGATTCGGAAGAATGGCGCGATTACGAAGACGCAGGTGTTGCGGACCGGCAGGGCCAATGGATGCAAAATAAGACCAAAGCAGATGATCATCCGTTCAAAGATATGCCGTTTAAAGGTATGCCGGTCGAAGAATTGCAACAATGGATTCAGAAGAATGGCCCCATCCCCGATGCTCTGGACCCGCGTCGTGCTGCATATCGCGGCGACACGCATCCACACCCGCTGGCCAAGTTTCACACGGGCAATGAACTGTCCACAGGGGACACATTTCCTCCATTCGTTCAGGCGCATCGCGATCCCGTGTCGGGTAAGCTCGTGCCGGACATGCCGAACGTTCAAGACATGATGATGCGTTCATCATTCGGGGATGTGGTGAAGGCGGCCACACCCATCATTGATTATCTTCGATGCAATCCAATTCCTTTGATTCCCCGAGCACCATATGTCGAGGGATTGCGTCGACAGGTGTACGAAATGGGTGTGTGCCTATGCCCGTTGAATGCGACGCACAACAGAAAAGACCACGATCAATTCCAGGATATGATCGCCATGGATCTGGACGAACAATATGCCGCCCGTGAACAATCAACATCAAAAGAGGAATAAGAGTTGTCCATTGTGGACTTGATCGGCACGGTATCTTTTGTGGCCGTGTCGATCGTGTCAGTCGTTGTACGATGTGTGCATCAAACGAAAGGGGTGAAGAATGGAAGACGTGTTAATACCTCTTCCCGAAAATGAATCACTCGGGATCTTCAATCGAATTCTGTCCGAAGTTCGGGGTCCCAAGCCCAAACCACCACCACGCAAACGTAAAGCTCCGGTGAAAAGGAAATGACCAAATTCGAGAAGTGCGTCGAGAGAGATTCCGGTGGAGGGGAATTACATTTTCGGGTGATGCCCGGACCTTGCGAAGGGAAATTGTCGTTACGGGTGAATCCGTTTAAGTCCGAGATTCAAGGTAACGACACACCTGAATGGTTGTGCGACAAGCATTACCACGATTGGGCGGACGAGATTTGATGACCGAAGCCCTGATCAAGAATGGCATCACACGGTGCAACTGTGCATCCCGGGGGCAACCGTATGCCCGTCCCAACATCGCAGTTGGCCGTACGATCACCTGCCGCGTCCATACCGCACGATGGATGTGGGACGGCGTGGCATTCATCCCGGATGGAACATATGGACATAAGAAGCCCGAACGATCTGCCGGGTAACGAAGGGTTGACGTGGTACCGCACCCCGGGTCTGTTCAAGATTCATTACGTGCCAAGGGGAACGTATGGACGGCGTAAGTACAAGACCATTGTGCACAGTATTACCGGCGTCGAATGGCAATGCCGCATATCGTTGACCGGCCGTCTCAATACTCGCCCTATCCTAATTCCTAATGAAGATGGATCGAAGACCAAAGAATTGATGTACACCGAAGACCAATACGACATCATCAGGTCGGTGGTGTGGAATATCCATCACAAACGCATTGGAATGACACACGCATTCCTTATTCTTCAATCGTTGGGTTGGACTCATCTTCCCGGACAAACTCCACTGTCCGTGGGTAAAATCGTCAAATGGTACGGAAATCACATCAGGTATAGAAGAAAAGGAATACTATGGCCATGAACATGAAAGTGGACGAACCCGTCCGCACGATCACGCTGGAACTGGACTCCACCACGGCCAAGGAAATGGCCGATTGGATCGCCGACGCGGGAGTGGCGTTGGGCAGTGGCAAGATCGGGAACAATCACGCGCCACACGAAATCAACGAGCTGTACGGCGCACTCGTGTCCATCGCCCAGAACCGTGGATATGGGGGTCACTGATTATGGCGGACAGGTCGGGAATGGATGATAAGGTGAGCGTTAGCATGTGGCGTCAGCGTGTTGGTCGGGCGTTGGGCCACGACGACGGGAAGATCCCCGACTGGGACGTATTGGTCCCACAGATCAAGAAATTGAAAGACCGCATGGCGATCAATGGTGTGTCCAGTGTGAACCCATCGATTCCCGGGAGTATTCGTAAGAAGTTGGCCATCGCATTGGGCAACGAGCTTTCATCCATCGGGTCAACCGACCTAATCCCCGACTGGAACACGTTGATCAAACAGGCCGAGAAGTTGGTCGAGACGATCAATGGTGGGCTGGGCAAGTGGGTCGAAGAATTGCGTGTTGCGCTGGAAATTCCCGCCGACGCACGCACCACGTGGGCCGATCTGATGCGTCAGGTTAAAGCGATGGTGGACGAACAGCCCATTGACATATCCCGGATTCGCATGGAATGGCGTAATCAACTGGCCGCCGCGTTGGGGATGGACTTGACCAATGAGGCCATTCCCGATTTCGGGCATCTGGTGGACGAAGTGAAAGATATGCGGGAGATCCCGCGCACCGACCATTCCCATGTAGACTGCAACGCGTCGTTCAATGAATTGCGCAGGCGTTCGGAATGGTTGATCGAACGAGCAAAACCAGACCCCATTCAAACCTATGAATGGACGACCGCTCGCAACAACTGGCGACGTCGGTATGGTGTGGAAGGACCCGTGCTCGGCGATAAACACCCCAAGCCGATGAAGGGACAAAGCACCGCATTGCACGAGGCCGTCGAACACACTCAGTCGACATTGAAGTATATCCATGTTCGCACGTCGTCCGGTATTAACCTGCCCGGTCCCACGGTCAACATCCACCAGGCGATCGAATTCTACGTGCTGGAAAACGAAGACCTGGTCATCGAAGATTCCAGTGGCCCGATCGCCACATACAAACACGGTCATTGGGACACGGTGATGGTCGCGCCGGAGGGGTCCGACATTTACGCGTTGGAATGCGACCACGATCCGGCTGACACCGAACCAACATCCACGGTTGATGGTTTCGGCCGCATGCCGTGGGAACGGACCGTACAGACGATTTCAGACCCCGTTCCGCCCGGTTTGGTGGCCGACATCCAATCCGCCATCGCGGATGCCGACATGTTGCCGAAAAACACCAAGGCATGCAGGTGCGGATGGGCGATTCGGTCATATTCAACCTATGACTCAATGGAACGAGTGTGGACCAACGAAAATTGCCCGGTGCACGTTGGTCGTTAGTCGTCATATGGTGTGATCATGCGACGATCACAAAAGGATGCGGCGGCATCGGCGATGGTTAACTCTTCAACGACCACTGCCGGGCCGTCGCTTTTGCAGTCCATCGAATCGATATTGCAGAATGAATGTGTCAAATACATCGAGATGCGCCGTGAAGAAGATAATGGGTACAACGACTCGGCGTTGCGTGTGAAGATTGATATCAAACGCGGGGAAATCCGTGGGCTCGCACGGACAGTTGCAAAAATCCGTTTGCCGTACGAGGATCAAAAAGTCGTGACCAAACAAGTGGAAAAAGAATTCATCCGAAAGGCGAAAGAGTAATGGCATCAATAGAAGAAAAAATCAGGGACCAGTTCACGGCGGCGGACGCCCTCCGTCGGGAAAAAGACCCCCGAACGGACCACGGCCCGTCTCAGATCCAGCGGGACATGGAAATGGCCGAAAAAGAGAAGACGGACATCGAAGAAAAAATCGTGTCCATTCAGCGGAGTATGCAGTTGGAAATGGAACGGCTCGAATTGGAAGCCGAAGGGTTGCGTACCATCGCGTCCACGAAGATCCGTGCGGCCAACGAGATCCGCAAATTCCTGTACCCGCAATCTCAGGATGAAGGTATCGCCGTTCCAGATGTACCTGCGGGGATTGTGTGATGAGTTACGACGACGATAGGCGCGCGGAAAAGCGGGCCAAGGCTTCCATCGGTATGACGACCATCTCCATCAACGAGTTGAATGAATTGCGGCGCAAGGCCGCATGGCACGACAACCACCCGGAGATCTCCGGTGTACCGGAGAATAAGTTCGAATCCGGTCTGCGGGAACTGATCAACAGTTATTCCAAGGAACAGGGTTCAAATACCCCGGACTTCGTGTTGGCGTCATACCTGGTCGCGTGTCTCGACACGTTCGACTACCACGTGCGGTATCGGGCCGGTGTGGAAAACACGCCCATGCCGGGGGTGGATTTCGTTCCCGGTGTACAGATCGGTGATCACAACAACCAAGTGAACACGTTCAACGATCCGGTTGGTGTGAAACGGTTCCACGAGTTCCGACCGCGCAACATCGGGAAGTCGAACGAACGTCGTCAGCCGAAGCCATGATTCAATGTTGTCTATCGGGACAATGGTGTCCATTCGGCTGCCACGCCGACCACGAAAACGATGACGAACCGGAGAGATTCGATGCCGAAGACGAAGTTGTCGAACAACAAACCCGACCCGAGTGACGAACCGGTTTCCCAGTTGCAACGTGCCTTTCTGATTTCGGGTACGTACAGGTGTGGCACGGGGTCGGTCATCCCATCACGGGATATGTCGCACGCGGTAACCGAATTTCTGGACACGTGCGATGTGGACCCCGGCATGATCATGTCGTATACTCAGTCGTATTTCATCCGCCCTGAAACGGTCGCGTTGAAAGACGTATGGCTGGCCACGGGTGATGAAGAACGTGCCAATTTGGCCCGTGCGTTTCCTGAAATCGCTACGGCCATTTCGGTTCTCGTGGGTGGCGACGAAGGGTGAAAGACGCGGATCGTGAATTGCTGGCTGGTGTAGGCGCAAAGCTTGATGAATTGCGTCGGGCTCTCCGTGCCCATGCCGCTTCGTACCATCAGATCCGTAAATTGCAACAATCCCTCAACGACGATTATTTTGACCTCGTCGTGCGCGTTACGGGTGAAGATCCCGCCGAATTGGAACACCGATCCGGTGCCACACCTGGGGCATTCAAGGAAGGCAACGAATATGGGCGGATCAAGAAAGAAGAATCGGACGAAGAAAAAGTTTCGACTCCCCACCCTCGTTCCTCAAAACCCCGGGATCCGGGCGGTAAGTATGTTCGACATGGAATGTCCTGTGTGTCACAGACCGGGGATTCCAATCCGATCACCGAAAGGTGATTCGATCATGCATGCGGGCCGGGCGGTTCGATGCCGGATGGAAGAAGGAACAGATGGGGCTGAAACGGTCCGTGCGTGGCTGGATGGAATCCATGGGGCTACGTACTCCGCCGACAACATTTCAACGGCGACAGACGAATCTGGACGGTACGATCACGACCGGACACCCGACTGGTGGGACACGGACGGGGGCAACCAAGCGATCGGGCACCCAGTCGACTGGACGGACCCGGCAATCCAAAGTGGACATGACCCGGCCTACCGGGATCGGTAAGGCGATACCGCAAATCGAAGTGCCGGTGTCACAGATGCCGCCCGAGTTCGATTACGACGAAGGGAATCCGCCGTCATGAAACGCTCGATCTTCGATAGGTTCACGGAGTGGTGGTACGGGCGCGAGTCGCGGAAGCGGAAGTATTGTTTCCACCATGACATCGGAGGAAACCCTGCGAACACTCGTCCGGCGCATTCATTCATCCATCAGGAGTTGATCGACACGGGAATGCGGAAGTTGTATTCGTGCAGTAAATGCGGGAAGGTATGGATCATATGAGTACGTATGAACCCCCATTCCGGGGAAAGGCAAAAGGTAGCGGATCGGAATTCAACCGCATGCCGAATATGACGCCGGAATTATTACAGGTATCTCGGGTTCCCGTTGGTGCGCCGGAAGCGTGCATGCGGGTGGTTCGAAAGAATATGGATGACATTGACGCGGATGTGATCATCGAAATGCTGGGTTTGCAAGGAATGGTGGATGCAAACTCGTTATTGACCGATTGATCAACATGTGATATGGGACCCCCGGTGAGTTATTCCGTTGCCGGGGGTTTCCGCATGTCAACCGTATGATCAAAATCTCCACGGATACGCCAGTTGACACAGGAATAGTTTTATCCGTACATTGTGTACAGTCGCCACGAAGTCGGTCCACGCGACGTTCGGATGTTCATGGCTGCCCGTCCGGGCGTTGAAAATCCAGGACCGTTTCGTGGCGGCTTTCGTCAGTGGCGAAAGGGGGCATGATGCCCGTTACACGTGGTGGACGTGTGAAGTCGAATAACCCGAATGCTGTACGGCAAAGAATCCGTAATGCAAAAGGTAATTTGAACGAAGATATTGAAGCATTGTATGGAAAGCCATTATCAGAATGGGATTTCCAGGAATTGCAGTGTGGCAAGCCCCGCAACAAAGACGGCAAGGTTTCCCGAAAGGGAAAGAAACCGAAATGGATTTCTCCGGCAATGGCACAGGAAGCCATGCGCCGGTTGGCGTCCATGACGTCGGAAGAGGTTGGCAAATACGCCGGTGAAGCTGTCGCCACGATGGTGGATCTGATGCAGAATGCCAACGTCGAGATCGTTCGATTCCAGGCCGCACAATACGTGTTGAATCAGATCATGGGTATGCCAACGATTCGTACCGAAGGCACCGTAGATGTGAATGTCCACGCATTCCTGGCGGACGTAATCCGCAACCCGGATGGTGTGGAACACCCTGTCATTGAAGGCACGTACACGGTCGAGGAAGAAGAAGACGATGACGACGAATGACGATGGGCAAACACCTCCGCCGGTGACCGAAGGAATGGCCGCCGACCCCAAGTTCAAGATTGGGCAAACGGTAACCGTGGCAGAATCCACGTGGAAGGCAACGATCATCGGATATGACATGATTCTCGTTCCGAACGTTCGGTATGACGACGGGTCGACTGACCACGTGCTGGAACGGGATCTGTCGTGAGTGACCAATCATCCGTGTGTACGACATGCGGCAACACGGCGGAATGGCACCGGATTAACAACCCGCGTCACCGGTTCTCGGCGGTCAATGATGGCCTGAATACGTTCGCACCGGAGGATTCCACACCGGACAGTCGGGTTGTGCCCATGACGATGCCGTTCGATCCCGTACTGCGCATGGCGTTGATTGACAAGGGTGTTATCACCGTCGCCGATCTGGACGCGGCGGACGCGAAAATCAAACACCTGACGGGTGGGTTGACTGATGGTAGAACGGAAACGCGTTAATGGCCGGGATCAATACGGCAACCTGACATCCAGTGCCAAGATCGAATCGGGCACCGAATACGGCGGTGTGGACGGCGTGATTCAGCCGCCCCCGCATGTGGCGAATTCCCGGGAAATGCTGATGCAGGTTTACCAAACCGATCCGGCAGCCGGGGCAATCAAATACCTGGATGGGCACACGGATGCTGAGCATCAGCCCATTCCGGAGACCAAGAAAATCGTTTAGTACCAACCGTCAGAGGCGGATGCAATGGCCGGGGTGTTTGATAAAGGCGCATATTTCGACAAGATGAATTACCATCCACACCCCGGGCAGACCGAATTTCATAACTGCGTCAAGCGATTCCGTGTTGCACCCAATGGTCGTCGTTTCGGTAAGACGATGATGGGTGCATACGAAGTCGAACCAACGGCATTCACCGTGTCGAAGCACATCACCGGTGGTGCGCAGATGGGATGGATTTGCGGTCCTCAATATTCTGATGCGGAAAAAGAATTCAAGATCGTTTATGATGATTTCCGTAAGATTGGGATCGACAAAGAATCCATCAAATTCCAGAACAATGTCGACAATGGACAGATGAAAATCGTCACCAACTGGGGTTTTGAGCTGGTATGTAAATCGGCCAAGCACCCCGAAACATTGGTTGGTGACGGGCTTGATTTCGTGTTGATGGTCGAGGCCGGTCGACACAAAAGACGTACCTGGGCACAGTACATTCGCCCGACGTTGTCTGATAAAAAGGGTTGGGCAGCGTTTACCGGTGTGCCAGAAGGTAAATCGGAAAATTCGCTGTTGTATTCGCTGTTCAACCGGGGTCGTGACCCGAAGTTCCCATCATGGTGGAGTCAGAGGTTCCCCAGTTGGAGCAATACGGTCATTTTCCCGGGTGGACGGCAAGACCCGGAAATTGTTGAAGCTGCAGCCGATTTGACCGAAGATGAATTCAATCGCCAGTACGGCGCGCAGTTCGTCGATAAAGTCGGTGCGGTAATGCAGGAATGGGATGACGATATCCACCTGGGTACGTTTCCCTACAATCCCGCATGGCCTTTGTACATGGCGATTGACTATGGGTTCACCAACCCTTTCGTGGTGTTATTCATTCAGGTGGATGAATGGGGTCGCGTATACGTGATCAAAGAAGATCGGTGGACACAGGTTGATACCGTACAGGTCGCACGAAATCTGTTGGAAATGTACCCGTCGTATGCATCACCGCTGATCTCGAAATGCGTTCGCATGTACCCGGATCCGGCAGAGCCGGACGACACGATGACCATGTCAAACGCATTGAAGATTCCGGCGATGAAGAACACGGGCGGGGAATTGAAAACCCGACTGGCGTTAATCCGCCAGGCGTTGAAGACAAAACCCGAACACGTCCCAGTGGGACACCCGGACAGACAACCCGGTTTGTTCATTGATCGATCGTGCGAAACGTTGGCCTGGGAAATGCGTGAAGGTTATCGATGGCCTGAAACGCGATCCGAGGTCCGATCCGATTCAGAACACCCGATGGATAAAGATAACCACGGGACCGAAGCATTGGGGCGGTTCATGCGTGGTTATTTCGGCATCCCCGGAGAAACCATGACCCAGCGCCGGACACGACAGAGTAAGGGGTTGGGATGACCGCGCCGTTCACGCCGTATTCAACGCTGAAGCCGATGATGCCCGCGACGTTACCGTCATGGGTGCCGGATGAACTGGACAAGCAACGCATCGTTTCGTACCAGTTGTACGAACAGATTTATTGGAACGTTCCCGAGACGTTCAAAATGGTGGCACGTGGCACCGAAGACAAACCCATCTATTTGCCCACAGCCAAGACGATCATCGAGACGATGAACCGGTTCACGGCGACGGACATGTCGGTGCGGTGTGGAGCCACGTTGTTGGACCCGGCCATAGAGGCCGATCGGACCGCCTATCAGGAAATCTGGGACGGTTTATTCGCCCGTGAACGGTTTTGGTCCAAATTCACATCGAACAAACGCTACGGGCTAATCAGGGGTGATTGGTTGTGGTACATCATCGCCGACCCGTTGAAGCCCGAAGGCACGCGGATTTCGATCCGCACGCTGGATCCCGCATCGTATTTTCCGATCTGGGACCCCGACGACATTGACCGGATCATCGGATGCCACATCGTTGATCAGATTAACAACGAAAAAGGCGATGCGATCATTCGCCGGACGACGTACATCAAGCCCGGTGTGGCCGGTCGGAACGACGGTCAATGGATCACGAAAGAAATCGCCGAATTCGAGGTTGATGACTGGGGTGGTCCGAAGTCCAAGCCATTGCGCCAACTTAGCCCACTGACGGAAATCCCGGGTATCTCCAATCTGCCGGTGTACCACATCAAGAATTTTGATGAACCGGCCAACCCGTTCGGATCTTCCGAAATGCGTGGATATGAACGGATCATCGCGGCGTGCAACCAGGCCATTTCGGATGAAGAATTGGCATTGGCGTTGGAAGGTTTGGGCATGTATTGGACGGATGCTCCTCCTCCCACCGATGACGCGGGCAACATTCTGAATTGGAACCTGGGACCGGGTCGTATGACGGAACTTCCCCCGGGCCACACCATGAACCGGTTGTCCGGCGTGTCATCGGTGTCGTCATCCCAGGACCACATCGCTTTCCTGATTTCGCAATTGCGTCAGGGTTCGGCCACACCGGATGTCGCAGTGGGTTCGGTGGACGTGTCGATCGCTGAATCGGGGATTGCGCTGGCATTGAAGTTCGCGCCGATCATCGCGCACAGTGGTGAAAAAGATGTATCGATCAAAGAAGTAATGTCGCAGATGTTTTACGACATCCAGAATCAATGGTTGCCCGTGTTCGAGAGTGTCAGCATTACTGGTGTCAAAGTGGAACCGGTATTTGGTGACAAGATCCCCACTGACCGTGCGGCAACGTTTGCCGAGTTGCAAGCCATGTTCGATCGCAACATCATTTCTGCCGCGTATTATCGGTCAGAGGCCGAAAAATTGGGGTACGTATTCCCCGAGAGTTTGGAAGGCGACATCACAAAGGAATTGGCTGCGCGTGCATTGGCGGCTGATCCATTCGGTGACCGATTGGCAAATGAAGGCGGAGGCGGTGTTGACGATGGCACAGGGGAAACCCAGTAAGGGAACGCCGAAGGACAAGCGTTTGAAGCGCAATAAGCGGGGTAAGAAGTAATGGCACGCGCAGTAGCGGCGACGGGTAAACGGCTTCCGTCGTCCAAAGCCAAGCCCCGATGGGATTCGTCGAACGCGTTTATCAACCCGGGCCGCCCGATCCCACGTAAGCCATATTGATGGGACGCCGTATTCTGTCGGCCGCAACGAAAGCGAAAATCTCCGCATCGTTGAAAGGCAATAAGAACGCGTACAGCGGTGGTCCCAAACGGGTCAACAAACCCCGGAAGCCGTTGTCCACACGGCAAAAGGTCGCGAATATCAACGCAGCGGCCAAGAAAAAGAAAATGACGTTGTCGCCCGACCAGATCGAGCGCCGACGAAAAGTCGCGCAGCGATTGCGTGGCATCGCCCGACAGGAAGAAGCGGGAATTTCCCCCGCCCATTCCAAGCCCATTCCGAAACCGAATCGTCCAGATCCGGCGGATACCGAACGCGAGGAAATTCGTGTTCGTGTCCGGGGTCAGATTAAGGGCGCGACGGTAAAGAACAACAAGGGTCCCATGCATCTGGGGTCCGGGGATCAGTTCAACAACGGCGTCAAACAGCCCAAGTCCGGCACCAATTCGAAAGCCAAGAAGGTGGCCAAGAACAATTCGGGTAATACCGTGGTCGTCGGCAACAAGAATGGATCGACAACGGTTATCCACACCGACGCAAATACAACGGTGATCGTTAACCGGAGTAAGTCGGCCACGGTGGCTAAACCCAAAACCACGACTGGTGAAACCAGCGCCCAGTGGCGTCAACGGAATCCCGAGGTGGTAAGCGCGGCAGAACAGAAAGCCGCATCCCGGGCGAAGCCCCCGGCCGACCCGTTGGCCAAGCATGGCAATCCGAAGCCATTGCCCACGGCAAGTGCATTGCGGTCATTGAGCACTGATGATTTGCAAGACCGGATTGCCAAGTCGACCAATGCATCGGAAACCAAGAAGTTGGTTAACGAGTTTAACCTTCGGATGGGCATCACGTACGAACCGATGAAACGCCGTCCTCCACGGAATGCAACGAAGATTCCGAAGAAGCGGCGCACGACAAACTGATCGGGGGTGTGGAATGGCGGCTGAACCTGATCGTGATCCGTTGATCAAATACGTGGCATTGCAAGTCAAGATGGATGCGCGTATGCGACGACTGTTGGTGGAAGCAGCCATTACCACAGCCCGGAAAATCATCAAACTGGGTTCCACACCCGGGGTTGGTGCGCGGACGCGTGAAGCCCAGTTGGCGATGTATTTGCAGTATTTGAAAGAGGACCAGGAAGAATTGTGGACCAACACAATTCAGCCATTGATCGAATCGTATTTTCCAAAGGCGAACGCAACCGCAGAATCGGCCGCCGAATACATCGATCAGGTGTTACGGTCGGCAGTTGGAGAGAAAACGGCGGCGGGGCTGTTGGAAGGCATCCGGGTCCAAGCAAAAATAGCATCGCAGTTCGACATGGATTCACGCGTCCAACGGTTATCCGGGCGGGTGTGGAAGAACGCGGCAATCAACACCGCGAGAATCCAGAGAATCGTACAGAAACATTTGATCACCGGAACGGTGGATCCACGCGAGTTGGCGAACGATGTCAAGCGGTTCATCGATCCCGGTACCCCTGGCGGCGTGTCATACGCGGCAATGCGTCTGGCACGTACGGAAATCAACGGGGCATTTCATGACCGGCAACGGACCATCGCGGAAGAACGTCCGTGGGTTAAGGCGGTCAAATGGAACCTGTCCAAATCCCATCCCACACCGGACATCTGTGATCAATACGCACGTGATCATAGCCCGGGGTTCAACCGGGGTGAGTACATCCCGGAAGAAATGCCGGATAAACCCCATCCACAGTGTTTGTGTTGGCAGACATACGTGTTGCCATCGGACCGCGCGATGGTGGACATATTCCGGGCGCAACTTGGAAAGGCCCCATTGGTCCGAAAGGCGGCGTGATGGTCAGTTCGAAAGGTGGCAAGGCCGGGTTCGTTTACAAGAACCGACAAGATGTATACCGCGCGTTGCGACGTGAAGGTAAATCGAAAACCGTCGCTGCGAAAATCGCGAATGCAGGACACACCAAAATGGGACGCAAGAATATGGCCAAAAAGGCCGCGCGTACCCGGAAGATCAAGCGGTAATCCCCAGCGGGGAACTGGCCAGAGGCCACAACGAAAGGGCATGACGATGGGCGACACGCAGGATAACAACGGGACCGGCGGAGACGGCGGTACGGGAACTGGTGATAACGGGGGTTCCACGGGTACCGCCGATACCACCAAGACCGGCGACACGGGCACACAGGGCACCGGAAATGGCACGGATTCGACCGGTACCGCCGATGCCGTTTCCCGGGCCGACTACGACGCGTTGATGAAGCGTATGCAGGCCGCTGATCGTCGTGCGCAAGCCGAGGAAAACGCCCGAAAGGCGTTGGAGGACAAGGACAAGTCGGAAGCGGAATTGGCCAAGCAACGGGCCGCCGAAGCGGAAACCAAGCTCGCGGAAATGGCCCAGGATCGCAAGAACGACAAGTTGTTGAACGCGTTCCTGTCCGACACTTCTGTCGGGTGGCACAATTCCACTGACGCATTCAATCTTCTCCGCACTTCGTTCATGGATGGTGTGGAGGTGGACGACGCGGGTGTTGTCACGGGACTGGGACCGGCGATCAAGAAGTTGGCCAAGGATCGTGAATACCTCGTCAAACCCGCCGGAACGTCGGAGGCGACCGGCAACGCCCAGAACGGGAACCGCAAGGGCTCGGATGGGAAAGACACGCAAAAGGATAAAGAGGAAATGCAGAAGCGTTTCCCCGCTGCATTCGGATTCTGACCGTTTACGGTCGCCTTCGGAAAGGAAAAGTGAATGACCCGTATTGACAAGGTCGAACCGGGAGCGGGCAATTTCCGCGCACCGATCGACGTCAACTTCGCGTACACGGCGAACCTGCCGGACATGGCACACGCGGATCTGAACAAAATGATCTGTGTGTCGCTCAACGCCAACGGCCGTGTGGTTCGGACCACTCCGCTGGCATCGCCCACTGGGCTCGTCGGCGTGATTTGCCTCGGGGAGCCGGTCAAGGCCGGTTTTGTCGTGGATGTCATGCAGACGGCGGAGTTGGTGGAATTCACCCTGTTCGGGGGCGGGGCTGCGGCATCCGGTACCCCGTACTTCTCCAACGCGGACGGTGCCGGTGGCTATTCGCCCGGCCTCACTCCCGGTGCGACCATCGCGCGACTCGGCCACACGGTCGAAGCGACGCGGTTCATCCTTCGTCTCAACGCGGGCCTCGGCGCTCGCGCTGCGGCGTAATCGATACAGGAAGGGAGGATAGGCAATGGGACAGGGATTCAATCAGCACGGCGATATCCTGGATCGTACCAAGGATGGCCGTGAACTCAACGGTCTGTGGGCGGATTACCAGGCGGTGCTCGCGGATTACAACGCGCAGCGTCAGACGTTGGTCAACTTCCTCACCGTTCCCGTGACGGAGCCGATTGTTTCGGTTCCGATCATCGGCAAGGGCGGGTCGTTCGAAAAGGCGTCGGAGTACGGTGTTCCGAAGGGAATCCGGCCGGGCGTCAACTTCTACGACATGGGAATGCCGTTCGAATGGTTCGACCTGGCCGCGCGTTTCACGTGGATGTTCCTCGCGGACGCGAACCAGGCCCAGGTCGACGCGGTACAGAATGCCGCGATCGAAGCGGATTCTCAGCTGCTGTTCAACAACGTCATGCAGCGGGTTTTTGACCCGACGAACAGCCCGGCCCTCATTTCCGGCAACCCGTACACCGTGTACGGATTCTGGAATGCGGACGGGACCGTTCCTCCGCCGTACCGCACGTCGACGTTCCTGGGATCCCACACCCACTACACGACGACCAATGGTGCGACGTTGGAAGCGTCGGATCTCGATGATCTGATCGAGAACGTCACGGAGCACGGGTACACCAAGGCGTTGGGGTACCGGATCGTCGTCATGATCAACAAGGCCCAGGCGCCGGTCATCCGATCCTTCCGCTCCGCTGCGTCGAACACCGTGCCCGGTACCGTGGATGCCACGCACGCGGACTGGGACTTCATTCCGGCCCAGGGTACGAACTCCACGCTGATGCCGCGTGAAGTGGTGTTGCTCGGTGGTCAGCCCGCACCGACGCTCAATGGGTTGACGATCATCGGTTCGTACGGTGACGCGCTGATCGCCCAGGACGATTACATTCCGGCGGGATATCTGTTCTGTTTCGCCACGGGTGGACCGGCCAACCTGCAAAACCCGATCGGTATCCGCCAGCACAGCAATCCTGCGTTGCAGGGCATGCGGTTGGTCAAGGGCCCGAACCCGGATTACCCGCTGATCGATTCGTACTACATCCGGGGCTTCGGTCTCGGTGTTCGTCAGCGTGGTGCGGCTGCGGTCATGCAGGTCGTCGTCGGTACCACGTACACTCCGCCCGCCGATTACGTCGCGATCTGATAAGGAGGTATGAATTATGGCCGAAGGCGAATTCTGGAAAGGCCACGAACTCACCACTCCGATCAGTGACGAACTTCGTGCGGAACTGACGGCCCGGTCGAAGGATACATTGATCCAACGACTGGACAAGGAAGCGGCCAACAAGGCGCACCGGGAATCGTTGCTGTCGCAGGAATCCGACGACGACGACACTGGTGACGGGGTCGAGTCCGAAGAGGACACCGACGAGGGCGAAGAGGAAACCGAGGAAGTCCCGTACGACAAGTGGACCAACGCGGAACTCATCGCCGAAATCGACGACCGCAACGAATCCCGTGTGGAGGCGGGTCTCGAACCGCTTCCGAACAAGGGGAAAAAGCCCGAGCTGGTCGCGACGTTGGAAGCGGATGACGCCGAAGACGACGACGAGTCGGAAGAAAACGAGTAACACCCCATGATGCGATTGGGGGGTCTGATTGTGTCTGTGCCGTTCCCCGACCGGTATTGCCACATGACGACCCCCCGACCGTGTTTACAGCCCCCATTGGAGCGTTCAGATGATTGGTTTGTACGGTCCCGAAACCATCCAATGGGCCACGGGTGGAATCGGACGATTCATGCTGTGCCATGTGTATCTGCCCGGTACATCGACACACGCCCAACTGTTCGCGGATCCCAACGGGCTCGAACCGATCGAAAATCCCATTTCGTCTGATCAATACGGACGACTGACTTTTTACGCCACGCTCGGAACATACGACTTGGCCATCGGTGTGGCATCGATGGAAATCGATATCACCACCGTGTCTGGCGGGGGGATCACAACACTAAACGAGTTGGACGACGTCATCACGACCGGGGCCACAAACGGTCAGGTGTTGTCCTTCCGGTTGTCGGACGGAAAGTGGGTCCCGGCAACGGTTTCTGGTGGTGGCGGGTCGGTATCGTGGACGGACATCCTTGACAAGCCTACCGTGTTCACACCCGCAACCCACACCCACGTGACGACCGACATCACGGGATTCCAGGCGGCAGTCGACGCACGTGTGCAGTTGATTGTGGATACGGCACCGGCGGCACTCGACACGTTGAACGAACTGGCAGCGGCTATCGGTGATGATGCGAACTTCGCGGGAACGGTCACCACGGCGCTGGCGGGCAAACAAGCCGCCGGTGATTACGCTACGAACACCGCGTTGACCAACGGGCTGGCAACCAAACAGCCGACTGGATCATATGCCACAACCGGGCAGTTGGCCGCAAAAGCGAATGTCCCGATCATCCGCGATGCGTACGTGACCAATTTCGCAGAAACGCTGATCCCGGATACCGGTGGGGTGTGGACGATCTTCGCCGGATTCCCGACGTTGTCCATTCCTGCGGCTGTCGGCGATTCCATTATGTTCGATTTCTCCGGCCTGAAAAAGGATCCGGGGTCGGTATTGGATGTTGCTCTGGTATCCGGTGGAGTGATCAAGAAGTATGTGTCATCCGGGTCGGCAACACCCGCGTTTGACGGAGATGTGGGTTGGGCCAGTGCAACATATCTGGGTAAATCATCGGCTCACCGAATCCTAATCGGTGGGGGTGACCTCGACGGCGGCAATGCGGTGTTTGCGTTGGTATCAAAGCTTTCCCCGTTAAACGCGGGGACGATCCAAGGCACAATCAACTACCCGTTCTATTGGGTGGCAACGAATCTGGGGGTGGTCGGGTAATGGCAACGCAAGCCGAAATCGACACACTCCGCGCGTTGGTGCCGGAAACGGAATTGAGTGACACCGAACTTGGGTTGATTCTTGACGCGTCGGATTGCCTCAACCAAGCCGCCGGTAAGTTGTGGGGTCAATTGGCCGGTGGGTACGCCGGGCTGGTCAATATCAGCGAGGCGGGTTCGTCGCGGTCAATGGGCGACTTGCATAAAAACGCCTTGTCCATGTCGTCGTATTACTTCGGACTCGGATGCCCGGGTGTGGACCCCACACCGAATACGGGCCGTACCCAGACTCGGGCGATTGAGAGGTTGTAATGCCGATCATCCCCGACCCGGATCCGATTGACGCCGGAATCGAACGGGCCCGTCAAGTTGAATTGCGATTTCAGCGGTTTAACACCAAGTCGTTCATCGCGTGGCATCCGACCGATATCCGACTAATCCCCCGTACAGCGGTGAAAACCGGGTCTGGTACAAAGTGGACGGACGGGCCACCTCGTCCCCTGCAAAGGTTCCGATTGATCCCACAGTCCGAAACCACACCGCCGTTTGCGTTGGAAGATGGGACCGAACGCGTCATTTCGTTTGTCCTGTTGGGATTGTTCGACGCGGAGATGTTCGTCCATGACTACTGGCGGGATTCGATGGGGTTCCGGTATGAAATCCTGAATGTCACAGCCGAAAATGGTTATGAGACAAAGGGATTGATCGAAAAACACGGGGCGGTGTGATGGCACGCCGGGTGATCATCTCGGATACCATCAGTCCACACCTGGCGGTGTTTGATGAACAGATCATGGGCGTAGTTGAACAGATATTCCAGTATTTCGAATCCGTGTCGGAAACCGAAATGAAGACCGGAGCACGGTGGACCGACCGGACTGGTGTGGCCCGATCGGGACTTGTGTCCACATCGGATCGGTCTGGCAACGAATTCACGTTGCATTTCGCTTCGATGGCGTCGTATGGGATTTGGCTGGAAATTCGGTGGTCGGGTAAATACGCCATCGTCGGTCCGGTTATGTCCCAGATCGGACCCCGGTTGGCCCAGATGATCGCCGAGACGGCATTGCCGTAGGAATGGGGGTGGCCATGTCGTTGCGCAATTATCTGTTTGATATCGCGAAAAACGACAGCGTGTTGAATTCACTTGGCCTCAACGCGACGTCCATGTTCACATCGAATGACAAGGACACCCCGCAAGTCCGCCCGTTTCTGGTATTCCGATGGGGGGCTACGAATCCCGGTTTGTCAGTGGTGAACCAGCGAACGTTGCGGGTGTGGGTGCATGACGAACCTTCCGATTACACCAACATCGACATGGCGCTGAAACGTCTTCAAACGATTTTTTTGCCGTTGATGGCGGTTCCGGTGTCCCCATCGGGTCAATGGGTGTCACAGATCGAATGGACGGGCGATTCCGACGATCTGGACGATGACATCCAACAAACCATCACCCGATGGACCGAATTCCAGATAACGGGGTCGGCCGTATGACTGACTTACGTTGCCCCTCCAAACTTCACGGCGTGCTGGATAACCAGTTTATCGACGTGAAATGTTCCTCCCGGTTTTGCGGCGCACAGCCGGGTGTGGTGATCATTCACCGTTTCAGTGCTGTTGATGGAAGTTTCATCGACACATTCCGTTATCGAGATTTTGTAGGAGGGAAGAAAACATGAGTGATCCCCTACCCACGGCGCTCCCGTATGGACTCCGGGATATCAAACTCACGCCGTACACCGACGCGACGAATACCGCGTTGGGAACTCCGGTGGACCTTCCCGTTTCGCGGACGTTGTCATTCAGCGAAACGGAAGAATTCAGCACGTTGGAAGGTGACGACGAAACGGCGGCCACCCACGGTGCCGGTGCGATCGTCGAGTGGGAACTCGAATCCGGCGGTATTTCGTTGCAGGCGTGGGCGGTCCTCTCCGGGGCAACGTACACCGGCGGCGCATCGCGTCGGACGATCAAGAAGAATGTCTCGCAGCAGCGAGGTTCGTTCAAGATCGAGGGCCAGATCATTTCCGATTCCGGTGGCGACATCCACTGTGAAATCTTCCGGGCCAAGTGCAACGATTCGCTGGATGGCGAATTCTCGTACGGCAACTTCATGCTGACGAACTGCTCCGGTGTGGGCTACGGCTCGCAAATGGTTGTCGCGACCGGCGACCCGGATACCGCTGTGGCACTCGGTGACCTGTACCGGTTCACCCAGAATGGCACGGTTACCACGATCAACGCGGGTGTCGCTCCGCCGGTCGGGTTGTCGTCCGGTGCGGTCACGGCAACTACGGTCGCGCTCGACTGGGAACCCCCACTGTCGGGACCGGCACCGGATGCATACCGCGTGTACCAGCGGGTATGGACTGCGGGCGGTACCAACCCATGGGTCGCATCCACGACCACCCCGACCAACGGCACGAACACGACCACGGCGGCATCGGTCACCGGATTGACCACGGCGACGCATTACGAATTCGTCGTGCGTGCCATCAAGACGTTGATCGAATCGCCCAACTCCAACGCGGACGACGCTACCACGTCGTAGTTCGCCCGACCATTCGTTAACCGGATTTTAGGAGCACGAGATGCCATCCACCAACACCCCCAACGCTTATGGCGCGGGATGGAAGAAGTCCAAGGCCGAAGCGTATATCGACTTGGAATGCCCCACCGGAACGTGGTGCCAGATTCGTAAACCGAATCCCCGTGCACTCGTCACCCTCGGATTTCTGGACCGACTGGATACGTTGAATGGCGTTATCCAGTCGAAGCACATCAAGCGCGTGAAGGGCGAAGCCAAGATCGACACCACGTCGTTGATCAAGGACCCCACGTCGCTGATGGGAATGCTTGAACTTGCCGATCGGGTTGTGGAATACGTCGTGATTCAGCCGACTGTCCAACGCCCGTACGTGTCCACCGGTGTGGACGGCGAAGGCAACCCCACCGAACGTCAATTGCGGGGAGACGAGCGCGACGACGAGGTCATTTACACGGATGAACTCGACGACGCAGATAAAATGTTCATTTTCTCGTTGTCGGCGGGTGGTGACCCCGACCTGGCCACGTTTCGTAAACTCTATAACGAATCTGCTGCAAATCTGGGGAATGTCGAACAAGTGGCGGGTTCGTCCAAGCGAGTTGCTGTCCGTCGAAAATGACGCGGCTGCATTTTATTTCGACCGGGCGGTTTACACCTTCGGGGTGACGTTCGACGCGGACATGGAAGAAGCCACCAAGTCCAAAGGTAAAAAACCCGACACCCCAGAACAAACGAAACGCAAACAGGAAAATCGTTTGGCCAAATGGCTGGACGATGGTTCCACACCCAGAGCGGCGCAACCGAAACGATTCCGGGATCCAGCGGCCGAAATGTAAGGGAGGGGTGAGATGGCACGTCGTTATGACCTTGGAACGGTAGTTGGAAAGATCATTTTCAATTACGATGATAGGGGCACAACCAAATCTCAAAAAGATTTGGATGCCATGAAGAACAAGGCGGAGACATTCGCCAAAAGTTTTGATGCCGCATCCAAGAGCATGGGACGTTCCGCCCTCGGGGCTGCGAAAACATTTGCGGTTACCGCCGTTGCATTGGCCAGTGTTTCCGCAGCCGGTCAAGGTCTCGTGGCGGTTGGTGCGTGGTTGGCCGCTGCATCACAAGCCGCCGTTGTATTGCCCGGTGTCTTGGCCGCTGCGGGAACGGCGATGGTTGTCGCCAAACTGGGTGCCGATGGAATCAAAAAAGCGATGGAAGGCATTAAGCCGGTCGTCGATGATTTGAAGAAATCAGTATCGGCCACGTTTGAAAAAGGTTTGGCTCCGGCCGTTAAAAACTTGAACCAGATTGTCCCGCAATTGAAGACACGGTTGTTGGGTGTGGCACAAGCCATGTCCCAAGCGGCCGTGTCATTCACCGAGATGTTGAAGCAAAAATCGCAAGTCAACAGTTTGAATGCGATTATCAACGCTACCGAAGGAACAGTCCGAAATGTGGGAAGGGCATTGGCTCCATTGGGCCAGGCGTTTCTTGACATCGCATCGGTGGGTGCGAACATGTTTCGGGGATGGACCGAAGGGGCAGGTGCAGCGGCACAGGGATTCGCCGATTTCATCCATGAAGCGAAAGCATCCGGTCAGATTGCGGAATGGATCCAGACTGGTGTGGATGCGTTCAAATCGTTGGGTGCAATCGTTGTACAGGTTGCCGGAATCATCGCGGCGGTTGTAAAGGGATTCGCATCGGCCGGAACCACGATCGGCGCGCCGTTGGTGGAGACATTGCGGCAGATCAACGCGTTTTTGTCCGGCATTGAAGGACAATCGATCCTGAAATCGCTGGCCACATCGCTGGGTGAAATCGGTTCAGTTGTGTCCACGGTCTTGCTGGCCGCATTGAAGGCGGTAGCTCCATTGTTGCCGCCGCTGCTGGACGCGTTCGCGAAGTTGGCCACACAGGCATTGCCGTTGATCGTATCGGCGATTCAATTCCTGGCTCCGGTGCTGTTGAACATCGCGAATTACATCCAACAGAACATTGACTGGATCGGTCCGTTGGTCATTGCGTTGGGTGCGTGGGCAGCGGCGCAATGGGCCCTCAACATCGCGCTGAATGCCAACCCCATCGGTTTGGTGGTATTGGCCATCGCGGCATTGGTCGCCATCGCAGCCACGATCATCACGTACTGGGAACCGATCTCCGGTTTCTTCATCGACTTGTGGAACACCATCTGGAAGTGGACGTCCGATCGAATCACGGACATCTGGAATTTCATCAAGTCGGTGTTCGGTGCGATTGGTGATTACTTTTCCAGTGTCGGTGCGGCATGGTCGAAAGTGTTTTCGGATGTCGGCGATAAGATCAAGGCCGCATGGAATGGCATTGGCGATTTCTTCTCGTCCATTGGTCAGGCCATTGTGGACGGTATCGGTGCGGCCATCGACTGGCTCAAATCGGTACCGGAAACGGTCGGTAATTTCTTGGCGTCGCTCCCGGCTATCGTCGGTAACGCGTTCAAATGGGCGATGACCGAAGGTTTGCACGCGTTGTCCGAAGGAATTCAGTGGATCATCGCGGCATCCATCGCGTTGCCATTGCGACTTGGTGAAATCATCATCGGCTTGGGCGTCCAGTTGTATACGTGGATGAAAGCAGCATGGACGGCCGCGCAAACGGCAGTATCCGAAGCGTTCATTGCGTTGATTGCATGGATTGTCCAGTTGCCCGATATGATCCTCACCGCGTTGGTTAACTTCGGCACGATGATTTCCGATTGGGCAACGTCCACATGGGAATCCGCACGACTGGCCGTTGTGCAGAAGGTATCCGAATTGTTGGTGTGGATCAGCGAATTGCCGGGCAAAATCATTCTGGCGGTTGCGCAATTCCTGGACATGATCGTCACATGGGCTCGCGACACGTGGGAAGCCATGAAGACCACGGCCATTAACAAGGGCGCGGAATTCTTGGTATGGGTGTCACAACTGCCCGGCAAAATCATGGATTGGTTGAAGCGGACCGTATCCGATCTGGGTGATTTGGCCAGCCGTTCATGGACCGCATTCAAAGATCGTGCCCAAGCAGCCGGTGACCTGATGTTGCAATGGGTTAAAGGCATCCCGGGCTGGATCATGGATCGGTTGGGCGACCTCGGAAATCTGTTGGTGAACGCCGGTAAGGCAATCATCAATGGTTTGTTGAACGGCATCAAGGCGGCAGCCAACGGATTGTTTAGTTGGGTTGGTGGCATCGCCGATAAGATCCGTTCATTGAAGGGTCCATTGTCATACGACAAAATCCTGTTGGTCGACGCCGGTACTGCGATCATGGGCGGGTTGTTGAATGGACTGCAATCCGGGTACCAGAAGGTTCAATCGTTCGTTGGCGGTGTGGCGAACAACATTCAAGATATGATGGACCCGAACAAGATGATTACTCCGATGGGTTCAGCGGCAAAAGAAATTTTGAACGCACTGCAACAAGGTGCGACGGTATATGAAGATTTGTCGTTTAAGGGAATGTCGAGTCAAGGTTCGGCATTCAATGACCAATTAGCGGCAGATTTTTACAAGCAAACCGGATCAAGTTCTTCCGGTAGCCAAGGGATTGACATGTCCCAGTTGACCCCATGGCTGGAACAAGTCATTGCGAACGAAACGAAAACCCAGCCGGTGTTGCCGACCAATGCGGGAACGGTATCCATTTCAGCCGTTAACCTGTACGTCACCGGAAACCTTGATCCGACCAATCCGGTTCAATGGCGTAAGGCCATGGACGAAATCCAGAACGGCATCAACAACGTAATCCGGGGGAGGCAGTAATGGCCACGTTCCACACCATCCGGGTTGGTCGGTTGACGTTGCGCGAGGATTTCAGTGTCCAGGAATCGGCGGATCGGTCAATGTCGTTGACCGGCCACGAATCCATGGGAACCCGTGGCCAGCGGACAAAGGTTCAAGTGGAACAACGTCGCGACGATATTCTGTCCCTCATCGGACAGTTCGTCGCGATCGCATTCACGGACAAACCCCACCTGAATGGGTTCTACTGGATCACGGACGCATCGGCCGAAATCACCCGGTGGGATGAAGAAGGATTGTCGATGCTCGGATGGACATTGTCAGCCCAGCGGGTTGGTGTGTCCGATGAGATCGACATTGAATCCCGATTGTCCGGTGCGATCACTCGGCAAAATGATTTCACGGCCATCGGGAAACGTCCGCACGCTCCGGCGGTAAACCACAACGTCTATTCGGCGGGTTCGACGATCCCCACGTTTACTAGCCGAACCGGCACCGATGGTGTGGTCAAGGTGTATCAAAACCTGGCCCAGGGCATCAATCCCCGATGGGGAATCACGGTGACCGATTATGAAAAAGGCCGGGTCCGGTTCATCGACCACAATGGACTCGAACGAACGGGTGTGTCATATGACACGGACCCGACGAACTGGGAACTCTCCAATTCGTTGATCCGGCTCAAACCCATCGGTGTGGCCGGAACGTTTGACCTGTCGGTGTGGCAATCCGGTGCATGGGTATCCCGGACATGGGATCTTCTGTATTCAACCGGTCCCGCGTTGTCCATGGGGTTCGCTGATTATGTGACCGTTTTGGACAACAACTATGAATCGGTATCTGTCCGGCTGACCAAAAATCTGTCACCATCCGGCCGAATGACGGTTGACCTGACGTTGAACCGGGGATCGTCGATCGTTGAGGTGTACATCCAACACCAGTTCGGCACCACGCTGGCGTTGAAACGGGCCACGGTCGTGGCTGGCACGTCCACACCCGGGTATGTCTCGCAAACCACAGCGGATGGTGCGGGCATGAAAACGATTGTGGGGTCTGCACGGACGTTCACGGCCGATGCACCCAACCATGGGATATCCAAGGCCGCTACGGCGACGCTGGACGCCTTTATCGGGGTGTGCATGTCGGCATCGGCGGGTGATTTACCGGCCGACGTGTACACCTCGTACATTGGTGCCCCATCGGAATTGGTACAGGGGGTGCGAAAGTAATGTCAGTAACAGAAACATTGCGCGGACTGGGTGATTGGTCGGTGACGTTGAAAGACGTTCCGGCCGATATCCAGGATGCGTTGCAGTATTACGGTCACATCGCCGTCCACACCGGCCGGGTCGATTACCGGAAACAAGGCGATGGCGCGCTCACGTCGTCGCGATACACCGGTGTGTTGCGCCGCAAGGAATTGAACGATGATGCGCTGGTAATCGGCGGTCCCGGGATGGCGATGTGGCTGGGTGACGAGGATCAAAAGGGAAAGACCATTGAAACCCTTTTGACCATCACCGCTCAGACATTTGAGAACACGATCCGGGCGTTGTTGCCCACCCCGTCCGTTATTGAAGGTACGTTGTTCAATATCGGCGGGTCGCCGTTTACCGGCACGTTCCAGTTCATGTCACCACGTGAAGCGATCGATTACGTTACCCAGACAATGGGTGCGGAATGGCGAGTCAACGGTGACGGTACGTTGGATGCCGGGCTGGTGTCGGATTTGTTCCGCGTGAACCCGAAAACCATCATCGACCGGAAACTGTCCGGTGTGGACATGGCGTTGAAGGGGTTTTTGGGATCGGCCAAAACCGATCAGGACGTCGAAGATTTCACCACTCGTGTGTTGCTGTTGGCATCGGGTGTGGAGGGGTCAGTCGTCACAGCCACGGCGGATATCGCTGTCGGGTTGAACCCGTACAAAGACATTCGCGGCAATGCCATTAAGATGTCTCGGATCGTATCGGAATCGGCTACTGACCCGACGAATGCCCCGGCCCGAGCGCAATTGCAGTTGAACCGGTTTTCTGATACCCGCGATGCGATGACGCTGGATTCGGAAGATTACGATATCAAAGGCGATTTGGTCGTCGGCGATTACATGTGGGTGCATGATCCTGAAATTGACCTGGTCGACGGCGCCAACGAAGTTAAATTCCGGGGCAAGAAGTTAAACCCGATGAAACTCCGTTTGACGGAAATGACGTGGCCGGTCAAATCGCGGTATTCGGTCGGATTCCGAAACTCGTCCACTGGGGTGTGGTATAACCTCACCGATTATTTCGAGCCAGAAACCGGATCGTCTACGCTGATCGTTGGTGGTTATTCTCGTTCGTTGACCGGTGGCGGCGCGGATGGTGGCGCTGGGGGATCCCGGCCGTTGCCCAACACGTCCATCCCGGGCATCCCGGTGTGGAATCAGCCGTTTATCCAATCGGTGTATCAATCTCCGCTAAATGGTGATACCAAAGCGCAAGTACAGTTGAAGTGGTCTCGTCCAAACAATGTGGACGGAACGACAATTACTGATGGGGATCATTACGAAGTTCGTTGGCGTAATGCAACCTCACCATTGTTTCCTTCGACGCATGCACAACTATCTGTATTTACTCATGCACAGATTACGGCGTCCGGTGGAACGCATGCACAACCCATTCAATACCCGGTAGGTCCGTGGAATTACGCTTTTGTACCATGGTCGGAATTGACGTATCTGTTACAGGAATTGTCACCGAACATGCCGTATGAGGCACAAATTCGTGCGGTAGATGGTGCGGTACCACCGAATCCCGGTGATTGGTCGTTGGCGGCTGGATTCCAAACGTTAGGTGATACGCTGGGTCCGGCCACCCCTGCCCCACCCGAGGTATATGCGTCACGTATCGCTGTACAGATTGTGCACCATTTGGGGCGATCTGATGGTGGAACATATAACCTTGATGCGGACTTGCACCATTTTGAAGTCCACGGTTCATATGAACCGAATTTCGAACCGACTGGTTTGACTTTGCTGGGTAAGATCATTGCCAACTATGGGATGATTACCAGTCAGATTCCGGCTGTGGGTTCCATTCAGGTGGAAAGCACAGTTCCCACATATTTTAAAGTGATAGCCGTCGATAATGCGGGAAATACATCGGCCCCATCAGTTGCCGTTGAACAGACGGCATTGTTGATTGACAACGCTCATATTTCGGACTTGACCGTATCCAAGGTGTCGGCCGGTGTTATCCAATCTGACTGGCTTTTGGGTGCGAATATTCGTACGGGTGTGACCGGTGCACGGGTGCAATTGAACTTTGCCGGATTGCAGGCATTCAACGCGGCCAATGTTCAAACGATGAGTGTTGATTCCGCAACGGGGGATTTCGATACGATCGGGTCCATTCGATCAGGAGCGTCGGGGATTCGAGTAGAGGTAAATCCGAAGGCGGGGGCCTATCTTCCAGAAATTCGAATGTTCCCGAGCACGGGGTCTTCATTTGCCGTGATCAACTCGGTGAACGCAGGAAGTTTTGCTGGTATCGGTGTAAACTCGGGATCTACTGACGGTATTACCCAGTCCACAATGTACTGTTCTCCTTCCTCTGCATTTATCGGTCGAGGAACCGTTGGTGGTCCCGCTCCTATAAGGGGGGGATTTTTCAACGGGGATGACGTTAACGGAAGGATCGGTTATCTTTTCCCCGGGGGTAACGAAGCATTTTTTAATGCTGGGTCTGATCGTCGAATTGGATTCAAGGGAGTGTTTTTCCGAGGCGCCGGATTTGGGTCACAGCAAGCTTTGGTAACCGATTTTGTAGATGACAACAGTTTCGCTATCGTTGCCATGGCGTACGGAGCAACCATGCAAGACGTTGTCCAACCGTTCGTTGCCTTTTGCAGTGCAGGCGGTACGGACAATAGAAATGCCGTGCATGTGTCGGGATTGAGTCAAACGGGTTTGGCTATTGCCACGCAATGGAATACTTCTGGGCCAGCGGGTCGATTTAGTTATCTCATGATTCAGTCGGGATAGGGGAAAAATGAGAATCATCATCACGGATGCATCTAAAGATGAAGAACTAAATCGATGGATGATCCGTTGGGAAGAACACCGGGATGATGGTTTTATTCAACCGGTCAGCTTGGCAATCCCATTGGACACCATGGAGTGGCGCGCAGCGGAGTACAACATTCCAGCTTCGGATATCAACACATTGATTGATATCGTGATTTGCGAGCGTTACCTTCCTCCCGCAGTTATCGAGGGGGAAAATGGGCTATTCAACGCGCCTGACATCGCCACTGCCCGGGAAACCTATCTTGCTGCGATCGCCGAAGTGAAAATGAAATATCGGATATCCACTCGGGTTAAAGGTGGACCCTTGGATGTGGTGCGTTCATTGGCCGATCACAACCCAGAACGACTGGCCATTAAAGGCATGAACGTAATTCTTGCTCGGCACAACCGGGGATCACAGAAATTGGATCCGGCGGTCCACTCGGTTTTGGCAAGTATCCAAGAATTGCTTGTCGTCACGGAAGGCAAATAGTATGGCAACCGTTACGCCGAGGTTAGGGCTTACAAAACCGCTGACGAGTGAACTGTATGATGTTGGGGTTCCGAACGCCAACATGGATTTGATTGACACATATATCGACCGAGTATGTACCAAGGCAACACGACCATCCACTGCGTGGATCGGATTGCGGGTGTGGGAAACCGACACGGCCGCTATGATCGTGTGCACCGGTGTGGGGCCAATCGTATGGCGATACATCACCATCCCCGTGGTGGCCAATGCAGCCGGTCGGAATGCGCTATCCCCGGTCCACACCGGAATGACGTGCACACGGGCGGACAAAGGGTGGACGGAGGTTTACGACGGTACCGCGTGGCGCACGGTCGGCACGGTTGCTGTTGCTGCCGGTACGGAGATCACGCATCCATATGTCGACCAGCAAGTCATGTTGTTGGCTGACCATCGTTCTTATCGATGGACGGGTTCGGCATGGGTTCCTATTCAAGGAACACGAATTCTTGGTGGACAGCTTGCTTCCGATTTAGGCTTGGCGGGTTTGGTTGATGCCCCCGGTTGCACCACAGGCGCATTCACGATGCTTGTAGCTGGTACAGCGGTGGCAACAATAGACGTGGCCGCCAATACGGTAAGTGGTAACTATGCCCAAGGGCATTTGAATATTGATGGGGCTAACCATGCGGTTATGGCCCAAGCATCACAGTCGGGGCTGGCCCCGGGGCATGCGTCAAAAACGGTGGGCCCCATCGCGTTGGCGGCGGGAAGCCATACGATCAAAATGCAACTCGTCAACTCGGGGGGAGCGACAACGGTCAAGGCGTTTTCAACCCGGATATCTGTGACGATCGTTGAGGGTTAGAACCGGGGGGTTCGTGGAAAGGTTGGCCCATGTTGGATGGAATTACGGCTGGCCAGGCAATCGGATTCGGTGTACCCGGGTCGATCATCATGGCGATTCTCGGTTGGCTGACAAAGTCGTATTTCGAAAACCGAAAGGATAAACGTGAGGATACGAAGACCGAACGTGAATCGGAATCCGGCATCGTGGAAACCACCGGCGCAACATTGCAGATCGTCCGTGGTGAGATTACGTATTTGGCTGCCCAATTGATCGCTTTACGTACAGAGAATGAACAACAAGCGAAGCTGATCAAAAAACAAGCGGAGAAAATCGAAACATGTGCGTCAACCGAACGGCAGTTAAATGCCCGGTTGTCCGCATTGGAAGCGGAAAACGCAACCCTGCGTCTCGGCACGGGAAGTTGAACCCCTATGACACAACCGGAGAAAGAATCCATCCAGAGGGTGGAAACCGCATTGGCGGACGTCGAGGTTCAAACCCGGGACCTGCCGACGCGGCATGAAGTCAATCGTGCGGTTACAGAAACCAAACGATCAAGTCACGCGGCAATCGCCATCAGTACCGTCATCGCCATCATGGTTGCGGTGTTCGGTGTGGTGATTGGGATCCACAACGCCAGAGATAACGCGGCCATCGAGGCCCGGACGGCATTGAATGACCAATCCATTAAATCTCTCAATGATGCGAATACATTATTGCGAAATGCTGGACTGCCCCAAGTCCCCGTACCGCAGAATGGTGATGCAGTTACAACGGCAAACGCAATAGCACAAGCGGCAGCCGCGTTGGTACTCGCCGACCCCCGTTTTGCCGGATTGACGTTGGCGGATCTTCGTCGGCAGGTGGACGACTATTTCCGTGAACATCCGTTGCCGGAAGGGCAAAAGCCCACACCGGACCAAGTCATTCAAGCGGTTACTACCATATGCTCGGATGGCGCGTGCAAAGGCCGTCCCCCCACACCAGCCGAAATAGCATCGGCCGTATCGGCGTATTGTGCTAATGACGCATGCCGGGGTGAACCCGGACCCGGTCCGACCCAATCCCAGATAGACGCGTCGGTGGATCGGTATTGCGGACAGTCACCCAGTCCGTGTGCATCCACCGTTCCCGGACCACAAGGACCGCAAGGACAACAGGGTCAACCCGGGGTTGCCGGTCAACCGGGCCGTGATGCACCTCGACCCACTGGAACAGCGGGGTTCCTTACCGACCCGGAAACGGGGGATTGCCTGTATGTGGTCCCATATGATGATGGATCACAGGTCGTGGCTCGAACGCAGCCGGGGTTTTGCGAAACACCGCCGGAACCGACCACGTCCACACCCACCCCATTGCCAACGGAAGGGAATTGACCATGAGTGAAGGTGTTGACCTTTACGGTCTGTATAACAAGGTCACGGACTGGAACAAAGTCAAGGAATCCGGGATCGACTTCGCATGGGTGAAGTTGTCCGATGGTGAAACCAACCGTGACGATTACGGATACGTGTCGGCGGGCAATGCCCACGGGCTCGTGATGGGCGGCTACCACTACGCGCAGCCCGGCAACGCCATTTCGCAAGCCAACCGGCTGATTGACCGATGTGAGCTGTATGGGGCCACCCAGTTGGCTCCGGCTCTGGATATCGAAACCCCGTTCGTACCGGGGCAAGATGCGATCAATTTCTCCATCCGATTTCTCAATCAGCTCATTGCCCGGGGTCACACCCCGTGCATCTATGCCAACAATTCAATGCTGGCGGGAATCCTCCCGGCAGTACGGAAGGCCGTTCCCACGGTGAAGGTGTGGGCGGCTCGATACGGCGGCACGGTGACCGTTCCCCACGACGTCCACCAATACACGTCAACAGGCCGCGTGAACGGGATCTCCGGGGACGTGGACCGCAACCGTGGGGACATCATCCGAAATACGCTCCGGTGGCCGCAGAAGCCCATTCAGCCGGTCGACAACGAAGATGGAGACGATATGATTCTGCCCGCAGGTGATAACATCATTCGGCAGGTTCCCGTTGATGGGAAGGAAATGCTGTTCATCGCGGTTTCCGATCAGGCGATCATTCACGATGTCGCATGCATCACGGACAACCGCGAGGACGGACAGCCGGGTTACGTCGGCATGGACCCGATCCGCGAAATCAACCCGCACGAGCCCGGCCCGATCCACATCAACCCCGGGTGCCGTGTTGCGGCGTTGCGGTACTCCTGCCCATCACCGATGACGGTATGGGTCCAGTAGATAATGGGAAAGGAAACGAACATGGGTAAGCTTTGGGCAGCAGTTGTCGCGACGATCGTCCAGGTAATCATCGGTGTCACGACCGATGGTGATTTCTCCAACCTGGAAATGCTCGTCGTGCTCATCGCGTTCGTGAACGCGGTACTGGTCGGCATCGTGCCGAACCTCACGGCGGGTGTGGCCAAATACGCCAAGCTGGCATGCACGGTCGCAGCGGCGGCGTTGATTCTCGCGGTCAACCTGTGGGCGGACGGCACGTTGTCCACACAGGACTGGTTGCAGATCGGCCTGGCGATTTTGACGGCCGCCGGTGTCGTCGGGTTCCCGTCCCCGCAGTATTCCACACGCCCGGTTGTCGTGCCGGTGCGATCGGTCGACGCATAATCTGACGCACCAATTTATCGTTTGCACGGGCAAATTGTTTTTATCTGATGTATTGATAAATTGGTGCGGTTGTGTGTACGATTGTAAGCATCCGGCCCTACCGGTATGCGGGCCTGCCTACACTCGTCCCCCCATATATAACCCTATGTATCGTGGGGTAGGCGTTTCCGATTGATGTGATACCCATGTTACACCTTTTGTGTGTCACACCCCCACGTAGGCATCAAAAAATGATCCCCCCGGCTACGTCCCATTTTTACGGGAAAAGTCGGGGGGATTTTTTTGTAGACATCCGTGGGAGACGATTTACATTAGGGGAATGCCAAACAGAACAGGTACCCGCCACGAAATCAAAACGGCCAAAAGAGAAGAAGCCAAAGAGCGACAAGAAATGAGTTCGTACATCACCGCGTCACGGGCTCGTGCCCGATTCGTTGAACTGGGGCAGCGGTCCGAATTCACCACCAATCAGTGGATGTCCGATTCGTTCATCAACCAAACCTGGAAAACCTTCGTCAAATCGCTGTAAACTCACGCTTTTGACGTTGGCTGACGAACAGCCGTACGTTCCGCTGACCACACCAACTTGGAAGGGAAACATGACCATGCGACGCATCGCGACCGGGTTCGCCATCATCGTGGCGATGATGTCATTCGGGGGTGTGGCGTATGCACAGGAATCCACAACCCCACCCACGACGATCGAAACGACCACCCCGTCTGCCGAACAACCCACCACCACACCGGTGCCTACGACCGAAACCCCGGACGCGGGTGTGGAATCCTCGACGAACCCGGCCACCATCGAACCCCGGGGAACCACACGGGCGGTCACGATCGCGCCGCCGGTGGAAACCCCCGTGGTCACATCCACAACGTCTGTGACGGCCGCCCAACGATCCACGGCCGTGGTGGCGCCGGTCGCGGTCACGGGGTCAACCACGTCCACCACATATGACGAGTTTGTGGCCACCCCGCACAATGTGATGCCGATGGGTGTGGTAAACCGGTCGTTGGACGCGCCAACGGGTTTTGTCGGCGTGCTGGCCAAACCATGGGTGGGATGGGGTTTGGGCATGTCCATTCTCGTATTCTTCATTGGACTGGGAATGGTCTTATTCAATTGGCGGGGGACCGGCTCAACTCACGATTGACACAAAATGATCAGCCCGTATATGTTGGACTGGACCTTGAATGAACCTCCGTCCACAATGCACCGAAGAATGGAAAATCCGATGGCACCGAAGAAGACCAAGAAGGTCGCCCCGAAGAAGACCAAGCCGGTCAACGACGAAATCGACGACCTGGAACTGGACGACATCGAGGTCGACGAACCGGCCGAAGAGGAACCGAAGCCCAAGCCCCGCAAAAAGAAGGCGGCCAAGGCGAAGGCACCGGAGCCGGTCGACGAGGACGACGATGACGCGGAGGACGAGGATGACGAACCCGCCCCCGTGAAGAAGACCACGCGGAAGTCGGCCACGAAGTCCAAGGGCCGCAAGGCGAAGGTCGTCGAACCGGACGAGGACGATGAGTCCGAAGAGGACGATGACGAAGCGGAGGAAGAAGCCCCCGCCAAGAAGTCGAAGAAGTCCGCCGCGAAGAAGACCCCGCCGAAGCGTGAGGCGATCGAATTCGGAACGGCGTGGCTGGTCGCGCTGGTCGCGGAAAAGACCGGAAAGCCGTACACCGCATTCGATCTGCGGGCGTTGCTCCGCAAGCTCGCCAAGGCGGGCAAGATCGACCGTGTCGTGGGTGAGGATCGGGCACGGTACGAATTCACCGGGCCGAAGGATCCCATCGTCAAGATGATCGTCGACATGGTGAAGAACGGCGACGTCGAAAAGGGCAAGAAGGAAGCCATCGACAAGCTGAAGACATCGGCGGCCAAGAAGAAGAAGGCGAAGGACGACGACGAACCTCCGGCGGCCAAGTCGAAGAAGTCCAAGAAGGCCAAGCCGGAGCCCGAGCCGGAAGAGGATGACGAGGAAGTCGACGACGAGGATTTCGACGACCTCGACGACTAACTTCTGTATGACGTAAAACATCGATCCGTCATACAGAATCGGAAAGGGTCATCCATTCGTGGGTGGCCCTTTTCGTCAGTCGTGGGACAATAGACGTATGACTGATGATAAAGAAATCATGAAGGAATTGTCGGAACTCCGGGAATGGCGACGTGTGCTGCCCAACACCGCGTCCACACCGAAGGAAATGAACAATCGGCTGCGTCAACTCGCGGATGAATCTCTGGCCGCACAACGGCGAATCAACGGGTTGGTTGCGGACAACGAAACGCTCCGTACGCGTCTGAATGACATGACGGGCCGGGTTCGGTTGGCGGAATCCCGGGTGGGGGATTTGTGCCGTCAGATTGACGTACAGGTCGAGCAACGGCAATGGTGGTCCGGGGTGGCCCGTGCGTATGCGCGCAAACAGACCGTGACGCGGATCGTTGCCCGGGTGTTGGGTGGCGCAGCATCGACGCGGCAACGGCGAATCACCGACCTGCAACGCACGATCGACGCGTTGATCCCAGACGATGTGACGAAGGCCACAGACGGTTGAGGTTGACACGGCCTGCCGTCCTAATGGAAGGTAGGTCCCATGACACACCGACTCGCACAACTAACGTTCATGGTCCTCGCCATTGGCTTCATCATGGCGAAACCGCTTCCGTTGATCCAGATGGTGTCCGGGGCGGTCACGCCCAACGGGGGGATCCCGGTGTCCGGCCAATTCAACGCGGCAGACATGATCATGGCGGGGGTGTGGATCGTCGCCACGTACGCCGCGTTCATGTGGATGTGGTTCGCCAACCGGGCGCGCAACCGTCGGATCCGCCGTCAGGCGACCGTTACCAAGGCGTGACCGACGAAACCTTTGACAACACCTACCCCCAGGGATATATTCGTCTTATGGAAAACAACGTGAACGCCACCAACGCCCGCCGCCCCCGCCGCATGACCGGCACCGACCACGGTCGTCGTTACAACATGGTTCAAATCGAAAACGTCGTCACCGGCGCGAACATGGGCCACCGGACGTTCGACCGGATCGAAACCGTTCCGGGCAACGACAACGTGTGGGACGTCGTGTATGGCGACGGCATCCGGTACACCGAAACCCGTGGCGCATGGGTCCGCATTTACGCCTGACGCACGATCGTTACAAAACCTGGGGTCAAAAACCTGACGAAACGCCTGACGGACGGGTAGGGTAGGCATATGACGAACGCACGGATCAACCACACGGGCCACAACCACCCCGCGACCCCGGCCGGTCGGGCCGCATGCCGGGCACACGTGGCGACATTCGCACCGACGCCCGATCACAATCCCATCGAATGGGCGTTGGACCGGGTTGTGTCGCGAAACCTGGATGAACCTACCGTTGCGGGTCGCCCGTTGACCACCGTCGATGAAATCCTGGACCAATTGGTTGGGTTGGACGCGTCCACATCCACCGGGTATGCGGTCACCGAATTGGCCACCCCGGGCCGCGATTACATCGGCCGGAATTGCAAAACGGGTGTTCGGGTGTCGGTGCGGTTGGCGGATTCCGCCGGATGGACGATCGCGACGTTGGCCAACGCATCCGACGTGGACGTCGCCCGGTGGGGTGTGGTGACCCCGGACCACGTGTTGGTTCGCACCGCGAATGGAAACCTGTTCGAGGTTTCCCCGGACCGGATCCGGTGATCGTCGCGTACGGGATCCCGTGGTTGACCATCGCCGGGTTCGCCGTCGTATTCCTCATCGGTTTGTTGACCACATTCACCCGCACGGATTGGAAAATCTGACATGACATCGACCGTCACCATCCCCCCGGCAACCACGTCCGCAAAACTGTCGCCCATCATGACAAAACTGTTGCGGCACATCGTCATCGCGACCCCCCTCCCGGAAACGGCATTGCCCGCCGGTGTACACCTGAACACCATGGATTGGTCGTCCAAAACCATCAACGCGTTGGTGCGACGGGGATTCATCATCGTGTTGGGCCGCGCGGAATGGGGTGCCATCGTTGTCGACGTGACCGAATCTGGCATCGAATGGGTGGTTGAAAACCTGGCCGATTGACCGATGTTTTGCCGGGTGGCGGTGATGTGATACCGTCATCCGGCATTTCGTTAATACCACACAAAACTGGGAAGGTTTTGGTATGAACACATCTGATGTTGCCGAACGCTTGAACACCACACCGAAAACCCTGCGACGATTCCTCCGTGGCGATGCCACGTACGCGAACGCGGGATCTGGCGGAAAATACGATTTCCAGGAATGCGACATGCCGACCCTGGCCAAACGGTTCGGCAAATGGTCGTCGAAATCTCGCACCACCCCGGAAAAATCGGCCGACGTGTCCACACCGCGCCGTGTCCGGGAGGTTCGTGATTCTGTGGATGACGCGGTGAACGTTCACGTCGTCCGCACGGCCGATCCTCGCACACGGGCCCAAATCCGAAAGCTCGCGGCGGAACGTGATCAACATCTGCGGCAATTGATGATCGATGCGGGTCTGCACATTTCCCAAACCGGTGTCGCCAAGAAAAACAACCCCCGTTCCTACGCGAAGGTGGATGCGTGATGGCTATGCTCATTTCCTGGGGAATCGTATTCCTCATCATCGCGGCCATCTATACGGACAATATCGTGTGGGCGGTTCGTGATCTGTTCGGCGGGTTGGCAAATGTGCGTATGCCGTTCCTGGCGGTGTTCGACCAAATCCCGGTAATTCTCCGCGCGTTCGCCAACCTGGTATATGTCGTGGGGGTGTGGATATGGGCCCACATTCTGGACGCGTACATGATGGCCGTGGGCGGCTGGGTGGCCCGGTGGCTGGATTATGGTGAGGAGGGCCGCCGCCACCGGCGCCGGAATGGGGATGATGTCGTCACGGTGGCGTACCTATTGACCGGGTTGGACCGGGAACACCCTTATATCGTGCCGACGCGGCATTCGGCGGACCGGTCGGTGGAGGATGACGCGGAGGGGGACATATCGCGATGGAATGGGGCTGACGACGAATTCGCGGAATTACTCCACGATATGAACCTTGCGGGTGTGGGCGCTCATGGCGACGCATCCCTGTAAAACCTGCGGGCAATGCCGCGCCAAAATGGGGTCTGACGAATGCTCCGTATGTTTTCTGATCCGGGTATTGGCCCAAGAACACGCGGATGGTGAACATACACGGCCGAACGCGTCCTGTATGGACTGTACACGCGTTGCCGACGCCATCGAGGCCCAACGACCCAAACGCCCGACGCGAAGGCGGCAGATTCGCGCACAGACGGGGAAACCGGGCAACCGGGCGAACCCGTTGGACCACTCCCAATGTGATCATGAGAAATCACCGAAAGCTCGTGCGGCGTGTCGGAAGGCGAATGCATCGTCCGTCTGATATGATTCGTGGGGTACGGATCGAACAAACCGGAAGGTGTTCAACGAAATGCGAAAACTGGGAATCATCATTGCGGCGGTTGCCCTGACGTTCGGGGCGGCGGCGTGTGACAACAACGACGGAAACGTCTATTCGAAAACGCTTGTCAAGTCATCCGGCAACGTCGTGATCAAGGTGCACGTCGGTACCGCACCGGACCGGTACAAGGAATTCACGCACACGGCCCGTGAAGCGGCCAAATGCGACGTCGGTTCCGCGTACCCCGCATGCCTGACCAAATAATTGGGTTGATCCCGGTCGGGTGACGGCCGGGTTCCCCATGCACGGAGGGCCCCCATTCGATTACATCGGGTGGGGGTCTGTGCCAGTCGTTAGACGGATGCCGCCCATACGCAGGTGTGGACCGGTTGACCATACCTAGGGTTCAGCTCCCGATAACGCTGTCACACAACGCCAGCTAAGGCGTTACCAACCTGTGAGAAGATTTCTTCGAAAAAACCTGACGTATGACAGATCCGGAGGGTAGGGTTGTGTCAACACCGCAACAACGACCCGAACGGACGGCCATCATGTCGGACACCACCACTTGCACCCACGAACTCGGCGACTACGACGAAACCTGTCCGACATGTGTGGCGCTGGCGGCCACGATGAATGACGAAAGTGTCACCGAAATCGTCGTCACCACGTCGACCGGGCGGAAAAACTTCACCCACGGTGATTGCGTTCACGATCGCACCCCGGCCGGGCGTGCGTTGTGCCGGGCGGCCGGTGGCCCGGAGGCGTACGCCGTGATCCACGGTTCGCGCAACGATGGTCGGGTGGCCGCCATGCCGACCCACGCCCGGGTGTCTGCCAATGCGGCGGCCGTCCACCGGTTGGGCACCGAAACCAACGCGGGGTTCCCCGTGTGCGGCACGACCAAATTCAACCCGGACACGGCGATCATGGTTGACGGCCCGACCACATGCAAAAACTGCATCAAAACGGAAAACGCTGCCTGACGGAAAACCAACCACCTGGCCGGTTCGCCGGTTGGGGGTTTTCCTTGATCCTAATATTTGCATGTGCAACTGGCGTTGTACGCCTCCGTACGGGGTTGCGCCTCAGAAATTGGTACCTAGGGTTGGCGCGGCTCCACACCTGCCGTATACGGTCGTTTCATGGCCCAAATGATGAAACTCTTGGTCCCCCCGACGTGGGACGAATTGATGGATGACGACGTGTACCGGACGTACGTCCGCCGACGTCCCAGATTGCCCGTGAACGTCGATCGTGGCGAACCGTGGTTGGTGGTCGCCCGACGATTCCCGGATACGGACAGACCATTGTGGGGTCTGAAACGGTTCGATGATTACGCCGACGCGTACCGGTTCGTGCGGGAAAAGCTCCGTGGTGAATTGTTCGAGGATATGGCGATCGTGTCCCGACCGAAACTCTGGAAACCGCCGGTGGGGTTCCGGTGGAACCAATCCAAATTCGGTTGGTGTGGAAGGTGTCGTCGGCCGTCCGTGTTCACGCACGTCACCAAACACCATGCCTTACGCGGGGCTCCCGTGTTGGCGACGGAAGACGGCAATCGGTGTCATTATTGTGGGGCACGGGAAATATTCGCCTCCCGGCAATTCCGCCCCCGGAAAGCACCCGTAAAAGCACCCGTAAAGGAATAAGCCGATGACCCGTCATACCTTGGCCACGGACCTGAAAAACGCCATCGCGAAGGAAGATGAAGAATCCGCACAAATGACCGGTGACGGGAACCCGTTGTTCGGCCATATGCCGGAAACGGCTGCCGCGTTGCGGATATTCATCGAGTCGTGGCATGGTCATCTATTGGATGTAACAACCCGAAAAAATTGCCGGTGTCTCATGTGCGGGACCGGCCGAATGATGTTGGAGGAATTTCATGGGTGACAAAAAGAACTGGGTTCGCGTGTCGGCACTGCGGGCGGCGTGCGCATCGGCTTACGATTCGGTGACGTACGCTGACATGCCATTCGACGTGGAAGGTGTAGACGCACAACAGACGTCGCGGATCCTGGATCGGGCAGCCGTGTTCGCGGAATGGCTGGCGCGGGAATCGACCGACGACGACCCGGCCGACGACCCGGACGGATTCGAGGGTTCATCGTATTACGCCGAACCGGGTGAACGTGTTCTGGTGTATGGGGATTTCTCCGGTGAGATCGGCATGCGAGTCCACACCTGTTCCAATGACCGGTGTTCATGGGGTGTGACGGATTACACCGACGCTGCCAACGAGGCGTTCAGGGGACACACATGCGGTCATACGGGATGAGTGACGAGGCAGTTGGTGCGACGGCAGAAATGATGTCGGAGCAAATGACGATGTTGGAGGCGTTGCATGAGATTGCGATGTCGTCTCCGGACGCCGAAATGGTACGGGTGGCTATGTCTGCGTTGACCCGTACGGAGGCGGGTGTTAATTACTTGCGATTGCACCCGCTGACACTATGACGCGAACCCCCAAATCTCGACGGCGGCCTAAATGTGTCCCCACGTGCGATCGACGGAAGTTTCATCGATCGCCGTTGGGGGACCAGGTTAAAGTTCGAGATCATCGAGTTGTGAACATTACGGCACATTACTGTCCAATATGTAAGGCAAAATGGAGCCGTATTGCGACAACCATTCAAGATGACATTATAGTCGAATGGCAAAAGGTTGCATGAATGAAATACCGGTGGAAGACAAAACCGTATAAGCATCAGGTGCGCGCCGTTCGAACCTTGTTACGAAATGGGTTCGGCGGCGCGTTGTTGATGGAGCCTCGAACGGGCAAGACGAAAACGGCTATTGATTGGATGTCCATTCTGGCGCAACAAGGAAAGATTGATCGTGCGGTCGTCATGTGCCCTGCACGGGTCGTGGACGTGTGGGTGGATGAATTCCACCGGCATTCCCCGTTGAACGTCCACACGCACGTCTGGGACGCCAAAGCACGTAAATCCGCACCACTCCCTCGGGTGTCATCGGCGTATGACCTCACGGTGATTATCGTGAACTACAACGCGTTTGCCACACCGGGCAAGCGGTTGACATCTGGCCGACGATCCAAAGCCAATGGGCGATTCAAGTTCCGGGCGGAAATCAACAAGTGGTTGAAAACTGGGAAAACCGGCGCGGCATGCGCGTTGGATGAAAGCCACAAGATCAAGAGTCCATCGGGTAAAGCGGCCAACATGGTGGTGTCCATGGGAAAGATGTTCCCGTATCGCCTGTTAATGACCGGTACACCGGTGACAAAAGCCAAACGGATTCATGATCTGTACATGCAGTGGAAATTCTTGAACCCGACGCGGTTGGACAATCTGGGGTTGCACACGGTCGAGGACGTCAAGAATTTCACCGGGGTGTGGACAGACCGTAACGGATACAAACAATGGCTCCGTGGACGTGATGAAAACCTGGGGAAGCTGACCCGGGCCATTCACCAGGATTCTTTCGCTGTCCGTAGATCAGAATGTTTCGATCTCCCCCCACGGGACCTTCAACATATCTGGGTGGATTTGTCTCCAAAAACCGCACGGTTGTACGACAAGATCGCCACCGAAATGGTAGCGGAAATCGAGCATGCCAAGCGAACCCATACAGTCGAAGCGTCCATCAAATTGGTACAGGGATTGCGATTACGGCAGATCACCGGCGGCGTGGCAACCACCGATGAGGGTAAGCTCATCCGTGTCGGACGTGAGAAGTTAATCGCGTTGGAGGAGTTGCTGGACGAGATTATTGAGCATGATGAGAAAGTAGTCATCGCCGCACATTTCAAAGCTGATTTGAATAGCATTGCCAAATTGACCCGTAAGTTAAAGATGCCCACGTTTGAATTGCGCGGAGGCATCAAACGGGAAGAAGCGACGATGAACATCAAGCGGTTCAAGAATTTGGATGGGGCTGGGGCATTCGTCATGCAACCCCAGGCTGGTGCGTTGGGTATTGACCTGTCAACGTCCAGCCGGATTATTTGGTACAGCGTGACGCCGTCGTGGGTGGACTGGACACAATGCAACGACAGGATTGCACTGTCCAAAGTGTCCACCACCGAGACGTACATCATGGCGCGCGGGACGATTGACAAGATTCAATACGACGCATTGCAAGACGACACTGATGTTGCGAAAATGATTACCGATCGGCCGGAACGAATTCTTCGCCGGACTCGAAAATTGCCTTAATAAAACACCCATTGGTATGATACAAATTGATACGAATGGAGGCGATTAAAATCATCATAGTTGAGGGACCGGATGGTGCAGGGAAAACAACCCTGATCAATAAAATGGTGCATACGCTCAACCTTCCGGTCCACGCACGGTCGGCCAATTCGGACGGGTCGGCCACCCAATCCACAGAAGGCAGTCGGGGGGCAAATTTATCGTTATGGGCGTACAACGACGTGACGACACAACTGAATCAGCCCACATCCATTTACGATCGGCATTGTCTGATCTCGGAGTTCGTTTATGGTCCAATTCTCCGGGCTCATGTGCCCGTCGAAATGACTGGACCGGCAACGAGGTTATTGATCCAGATGTTGGCGAAACAGGTGTTGGTGGTGTATTGCCGTCCCCCGAATGAAAACCTCGTCATCAACTGCCGGAAAACACCCCAGCCCATTCCACACCTGAATGACCAGAACAATGTGTTGAAGGTGGCCGCCGGTTATGACGCGTGGCGGGTGAATTGGATGGGTCAGTCCACAATGTTCGATTACACCAACCCGAACGACTTCGCGTCGGTCATGTCCGCGTGCCGCCTGCACATCGCCCATTTCGAGAACATGAGGAAATCATGACGGTAGTTAGTTGCCCCAGTAATTGCAAGGTGTCGGCCCAGCATTTTCACAAGGATGGGAAAACTGTGTGGGGCAACCCACCATATGAAGAATCCACCCTGGCGCGCGTGCAGCGGGAATCGGGGGAGTGGCGACAGATCGCATATCCGACCACGGCCACCCCGGAATTGCAAGCGTTGGGTATGGCGGAAGAAGTGGGGGAGGTGTGTCACGCGGTGTTGAAAAACATCCAGCAAATTCGGGGGTACAACGGGGAAAAGACCATCGCGGAAGTGGGTGACGGGCTGGCCGACACAATCATCTACGCGTGTGGGGTGGCTACGGCATTCGGTATCGACCTGGACGCCGAATTGGCGCGGGTGTGGAACCACGTCCGGGATCGCAACATCACGCAAGGATCCATGGGCAGTGGCAATACCAAATGCCCCCGGTGTGAATCCCCGGAGTCGAAGTTGCATCCAGCGGTTCAATTCGAGGGTGAAGTTCAGCCGTGTCCCCACGAGTTTCACAAGTCCGCCGAATGATCAACGCGCTGGGATTTGCCACGGCCAATGACGCACATGAAGGCATGTGCAACAAGCTGATGTTTGGCGAGAAATGGGGACGAGATTACGACTGGTCGCAAGGGACCGAAGTCGGATTGCACAATGTCGTCATCGGTGCGGATCGGTTCGACTGGGAATACGATCTGAAACGGCTGTGGATGGCCAAGTCCCGGTGGAACATGATGGTGCGGCAATACCTGGACCCGGATGCGGTTGAGGATTGGTTTGCGAAGATCGAGGATCGATTGGTGGGTAAAGGACGTGGGATTGCTGTTCTACGCACCAAATTGGTGCAAGGCAAAGGAACCGGGCGCGGTGTGCGTCGCCGGTGGGGATCGTGCATGCTCTCCATGTCATATCGCACCAATCCCATTCCGACCATCACCCTTCATTCGAGGACCACGTATTTCGGGTATCTCGCGGCTATGGACATCACGGTTGCCCACGTCCTTGCTCGATACATTTCTACGATTGTCGGTATCGATCCGGCGGAAATGAATTTCGTCTGGAATCTGGAACTGGCGCAATTCCACGGGTTCCGGTCATTGGCGTGGCCGTTGGGTAACCCGGATATCCGTGAACAGATGGACGACGATGTCCACACCCACAAGACGTTTCCAGCTAAACCGCCAAAGGGCCAACTCCATCTCCCGGTTGCCGGTGGTTACCGAAAGGCGTTGGATGGATATGCACGCCTGATGAAATCGGACCTGGAAAACAAGCTGTATGGGGACGAGTCATTCTCATCATTCGCGCGGGTACGCCGCCGGTATCACGCTGAAGTTCATGGACCGGAATTCGCCGCACAATTTGAAGGTGGTACGCGTAACAAAGGGGGACACAACATGTTCACCCCACTTCCACACCTCCATTCGTCCACATTGGACTTGACACCCATCGGATTTGAGGAATTATAGATGTCCAACGAATTGACCGAAGCCGAAGTTGGTAGAACGCTGCGTTTCGTCCAGCGCGGGATGACCAACGAAGAAATCGGCTTCCAGTTACACATCGGTACCACGGCAGTAAAAAACCGGCTGTCCAAGTTGATGGCCCGGTATGGGTGCCGCAATCGTACCGAACTGGTTCAAGCCGCGATGTCCCGTGGTTTGTTGTCGGACCCGACCATTACGGTGAACACCGGTCGGCACAGCAACGGCCAGTATTTTGTCGTCGTGATCACGCCCGGCCGGGAAGACACCGTGGCCAGTTGGTGTTCCAAGGCCGATGCCGACATGTTGGCATGTGCATTGCGGGGATACCTCAATGCGTCCACCATCACCGATTGGCGGAAGGCACGGGGAAACTGAAATGTTCGCATTTTTCGGGGCCAACACTATCATGGAACTGGAACCTAACGTCGGTGATTGGACCGAGCACATTGACCGACTGCGGAAAGCGTTGCGGGATGCGCCGCTGGTCGAACGCGGACGGGTACACGCACAGGATGTATCCAGCGACCCCTCATTTGGCACGTATGAGCTTGCCAACATCGTCGTGACATATCCGGTGCCGACATACGTTCGATCGTTACAGGCGCATATGAGCCCCAATTTGCCATGGGCCGAAGACCACTTTGCCGAACGGGTGGGTGGGGAGCCGTTGAACCCCGCACCCAGTGAAGCGTGGTGGCCGTACAAAAAAGATGGCAATGCGGCGCACAAGGACGGCGAGAAATTCAGCCACACGTACCCGGAACGCATGTGGCCGACGACGGCTAACACCGGGTGGATGTGGGATAACGACAATGGTTCCACGCCTGTCATGGAATTGGAATCCAGCGGTCAGGGATGGGTGTGGAAAGGAACAGACACCGTCGTTGATTTCCAGGCGGTGGGGTACAAGCGGGCCCGACGACACGGTATTCGATACGACTATGGTGATTTGAATGCAGTGGTTGATCTCCTATCCCGCGACATTCATACTCGTCAGGCGTATCTACCCATTTGGTTCCCAGAAGATACAGGCGCAATTGAAGGTCAGCGTGTCCCATGTAGTTTGGGATACCACTTCATCAAACGTGGGAATCAGATTGATTGTCAATACTTCATGCGGTCATGCGACTTTTTCCGACATTACGTTGACGACGCATATATGGCTGCACGGCTCCTGCAATGGGTGGTACGCCACACCCGCGAGTCCAATCCACAACTGGTAAGGGATGGATTGTCAACGGGTAATCTGACGATGTTCATTTCCAACCTCCACGCTTTTGTCGGCGATGAATATCTGTTGAACGGAGAATGATGGATACTGAATCCGATCGGGAAGCTGAGGCGGAATTCCGTCCACACCTGACGAAGTATTTAGCGGCCACTGGACAGCTTCGGGACAACCACTTGTTGATGCACTACGGTGTTCTTCACGTCGCCGTAGCGATGGATGCAGATGCCGAACACACCGTTGGATTTATCCCTGATTCCGACTGGCCATACGCATATCAATTGGGAGCGTTACAATACGCGCTTACGGTCCACAAGGGACAGATCGTTCGAGATGGTGATGAACTTTGACCAGAACCAGTCGGGACCAGATGTTGATGGATATGGCGTTCATCGTGGCCGCGCGTGGTACATGTTCGCGGTTGCAGGTGGGCGCTGTGGTGTCCATGGACGGCCGTGTGTTGTCATCGGGGTACAACGGCGCACCGGCGGGTTTCGACCACTGTATGCACAGTCCAGCCCAAGATATGCCGTGCACGCAAGCGGTTCACGCAGAAGCCAATGCGATCGTGTTCGCCGCACGGCACGGTGTGGCAACCGGCGAAGCTATTCTCCACACCACACATCTGCCGTGTCCCGCATGCGCCCGGTTAATCATCAATGCGGGGATCCGCGTGGTGACATGGCAAGAACCATTTCGGAATGATTTTGGACTGGAACTATTAGAACGTGGAGGAGTTGAGTGGTATCAGCACCCCAGAACCGGATAAACACATAGATTGTGACATGTGTTTGCAAGAACCCGCGACAGTTGGTGATCGTTGTCAGCCGTGTCACGATTACGTTGAATGGTGGGATTCATTGACCCCCGATCAGAAACGGGCCGAGGATCACATGATCGCAGAACACGTGCAACGAGATATTGAGGGAAGGCAATAATGACCATAGCATATGTCCTCATAGGTTTATCGGTCGTCATCGGTTGTGTTGCGGGCGGAATCATGGGCCGTTTTCTTTTCAGGCGGAACCGATGACCGAGACGATGGTCAGGACAATCGTTAGCGGTGTTATTTTCTTGGCCATAATCGCGGCGATTGTAACCGTGATTTATTTCATTTCGAGGAATTGATGACCGAAACGGTGGTTCGTGAATTTCTGTTCGGATTGGGCGGAATTGCTATTGGTGTGATTCTCGGCTGCGTCATCTTGTGGGTTTGTTTCGGAAGGAAATGATAAATATGTCGGTGGGAAACCCCCGGATTGAGTTGGCAGTCCGCAATGCCGCGTGTACCGCGTGCAAGATGTATGTACAAGCCGATGGTGCAGATAGATGTGTGACGGCGAGCGGAAATTCAAAAGCCGATATTCTGGTGGTTTCCAAATCACCGTTGGGTGAACGAGGCAAAAAAGAGATCGTCACGTATTTGCAGCGGGCTGGTTTTGACTTGAACCAGTTCGCGTTCACCGGTGCGATCAAGTGTTTGGTGTGGGATCTAATCCCCGGCCGTAATGATTTGAAAGCATGCAAGGATTATTTGGACGCGGAGATTGAATTCATCCGTCCCAAATGGATTCTGGCGTTGGGTAACGAAGCGTTGTCATCCACGGCGGGCAAGTCCGGGATCATGAAACATCGAGCGGCGGTGTACACCCGCAAAGACGGCGTCAAAGTGATGGCTACCGTATCTCCCGCATCGGTGTACCGCAACCCCGGCCAGAAATCCGGGTTCGAGGCGGATCTGGAATACTTCAAACGGCTGACCGATGGTACCCAAGCTGATTTGAATCTCGAACCCACACCCGATCAATACCACGTGGTCGATGACAAAGAATCCATTCGCCAGATGATTTGGCGGTTGGAAAACGCCATGGCGGTGTCGTACGACATCGAGTCGAACGGGTTCGATGAATTCAAACCTGAATCACGAATGGTATCGTTGGCGGCAACCATCGAGTGGACCGATCCCAAGACCGCACAGACGTTTTTAGACGTGTTTGCGGTGCCATTGTGGCATCCCGAATCGGTATGGCGGACGTCGTGGAAACGCGTGCTAGCAATCCTTGCGCCGTACCTGGTCAAGGTGAAACATCGCATTGCCCACAATGGCAAGTTTGACGGCCGGTGGATGCATGAATTCGGCATCGCCATTGACGAGACGTTCGACACGATGTTGGCTCTGCATCTGTTGGATGAAAACCGCCCCAAAGGATTGAAACCCGCAGCCCGCGTGATGCTGGGTGTGGAGCCATGGGCGATCGACACGAAGGATTTGGCATCCACACCCATCGTGGAAGTGTTGTGGTACAACGCCTTGGACACGTGGTATACGTTCGGGTTGCGCAACATTCTTCGTGAACAGTTGTTGGAAAAGCCCCGGTTGGCCAAGCTATTCCAGCACATCATCATGCCCGCCTCGAACACGTTGGTTCACGTGGAACGCCGTGGGGTGTGGACAGACAAAGCCAAGCTCATGAAACATTGGGCGATCGCACAGTCCGAATTGGAACGGGTCGATACTCAACTTCGTGCATGGGTGCCGGGAGACCACCCGTTCAAGAAGATCAAGAAACGTCGTGGCGGAGCGGTTGAGGTTATTGACGGCATTAACTTCAATCCGTCGAATTTTGCTCGGTGGTTTTTGTTTGATCATTTGGAAATGCCAATCATGGAACGGGGTAAGGACAAGCCGGATGGTTCTCCCGGTGACCCGTCAATGAAAGAATCCGTGTTGTTGGATTTGCAGGAACAGACCAACCACGAAGTCATCAACCTGATGTTGGAACGGACGAAGTGGGAAAAATACACGTCGTCATTCTTCTCCGCATACGCCGAGCAAATTGGGGACGATGACCGAATCCACACCACATTTAAACTGACGGGGACAGTAACAGGTAGATTGTCATCGGGCAAAGGTGACGAGGAGAAGGTTACGGCGAAGGTCCAGAACCGTGGTGTGAATATGCAACAGGTGCCGCGTGACGCATTCGTGCGTGGTATCTTCGGTGCGCCACCATCGTGGTATTTCGTGGAATTCGACTTCTCGCAAATTGAGTTGCGAGTGGCTGCATTCCTCGCTGGTGAACGAAATATGCTCCATTTGTACGCCAACGGAATCGACATTCACATGGCGATGGCCATGCGGATGACCGGCAAACCGGCCAGCGCCGTCACAAAGGAAGAACGTAAAAAGGCCAAGGCCGTGAACTTCGGATTCTTGTATGGGATGGGGTGGCGCAAATTCATCTCGACTGCATGGTCGACATACGGTGTGCGTGTTACCGAAGAGGAAGCCAAGGCATTCCGCAAAACATTCTTCGATGAATTCCCGTTGCTCATGAAATGGCATGCCGCGCAACGGCGCATTGCCCACAAACACGGGTTCGTGTCTTCGCCGCTTGGTCGCGTGCGACACCTCCCGGACATCCACTCCCGTGACAAGGGTGTGGCCGCCGAAGCCGAACGTCAGGCCATCAATTCACCGGTCCAGTCGTTCGCGTCGGATATGGCGTTGTGGTCGATGGTCATCGTGGATCGCAAGTTCAAGAAAATGGGATTGCAAGCCCGTGCGATCGGTACCGTGCATGATGCGGTGAACTATGAAATCCCCAAGGAAGAATTGGCTGTGGCGTTGCCGATCATCAAGGACGTCATGGAGAATTTGCCGTTGCAAGAGGTATTCGGCATTGACCTGACGGTACCGATCGTGGCCGATTGCAAGGTTGGCACACGCTGGGGTGGCGCGACGGAAATCAGCCCCGAGTCCGTATACGATTGGGACGATTCGTTGTTGGCGACGATTGGATGATGATGAAGATACGGACGTTCCCCATGCGGAGCAACACCACGCGGGTGTGGAGATTCCAGTGGGCGGTGAAAGGTGGCGGACCCGTATTGAAATCGGAATCCAAGTGGTGGCGTCACCTGTCCGGTATTGTCATCAACCACGGCAGTCGGCACACCGTCATCATGTGGCGAAATTGGGAAGGGGTAATCTGATGAATGACCAGTGGGCGATGAAAAAACTGGTGTTGATCGTGGACGGGCTGATTGGCGCGGTCAACGAATTGGCGTTGCAGGCGGCTGCGGAACACGACATCGAAACCGGGGTGGCATCGACGTACATGGAGTGCGTACAGGACGAACTGGACTCCGTACGGTCCTATTTGGGCGCGCGGTCGTGGGATGAAATGTACCCCGTACAGCCGCCCATACCGCAACGACACGTTCCGCCACACCTGCGGACACGCGGGCGATTCCCATGGCGTCGTTCGTGACGGCGCTTTACGTGACGGATGAAGGTCAGTCCGTCGTCACACATTCAATGATCAAGTCCGCCCGCGACTGCATGAATATGACCAAGTACAAATACGCGGAACGGTTGAAACCGAAATCCGAACAGGGTCCGTTGAAACGCGGGAAGTGGATCCACGCGTTGTTGGAAGTTCATTATACCGGCGGGGATTGGCGAGACGAACACAAGAAATGGGTCAAGCAATACAAGTCGTTGTTCGAAGAAGAACAGGACAAGTTGGGGCCATTACCCGAGATGATTGAACAGATCATGCGTGGGTATTTTTGGCATTACAAGAACGATGAAGATTGGATCGTTCATGAAACAGAATTCACCGTTGAGGCGGAATTCCCCGACGGTACCTTATACCGTGGACGGGTGGACAACCTGGTTGAAACCCGATATGGGCTCTACCTTGTTGATCACAAGTCACACAATTACCTGCCCGGATCCACACATCGGTTGCTTGACGCACAGTCGGTGCTTTACATCTGGGCCGCCCGAAAGATGAGGATTCCCGTCAAGGGGTTCATCTGGAATTACATTCGTGCGAAGCCGCAGGCCAAATGGCGTTTCAAGCAGAATGGAGAATTGTACGCCAACATCGGCGAGACGGATTTCCCCACAGCCGTGGCATCGTTGAAAGCGGCCGGGAAAAATTACAAGGATCCACAGTGGCGTGATCGGTTGTTGGCATTGCAGAAGATGCGGTACAAAAAGGACGCCATACAGATGTCCCCATTTTTCCGGCGCGAGACGTTGGAAAAAGACAACGACTTGATCCGGGAAATCCTCGCGTCGGCGATCCGCACAGCCAACACGTTGAACACCTACGATTTCGACGCGCCGGGTGTGGAACGGAATCCCGGTCGTAGGTGTGAATGGGGGTGCTCGTACACCAATCTGTGCACAACTGAATTGTTGGGGGGTAATGCCGATATGGTGCGGAAACGTGAGTTTAAAATCGGTGACCCCATGGCGTATTACCAGGATTCAAAAGACGAAGGCGGGGAGGATCGTTTTGGGTAACATGCGTTGTCGGTCAGTATCCGAAATGACCGCCCGGTCCATCGCCAATTTCTGGTCCCATGTGGACAAGACCGACGAGTGTTGGTTGTGGACGGCTTCAGTTTTTGTTGCAAATGGATACGGGCAATTCAAAGGTGGCCCGTCCACACGGGCACATCGGGTTGCGTGGGAATTGGTTAAGGGCCCATGTCCCAAACCTCCATTGGAGCCGAACCACAAATGCCGTGTGCGACGATGTGTCAACCCGGATCACATCGAATGGGTAACCCATAAGGAAAATTTGGAATACGCGAACAGGGTACGAAACGAACTGGGACAATACGTTTAGTAGACCGGAAAGACGAGAAAGAAGAATGAGCCAACAGTATTTGATCGTGGCCGTCATCGAAGTAGATGAGCCGCAACTGTCCAACATCGTTGCCGCGTCGTCATATGTCGAACGATTGCTCATGGGCGACGGCACGATCATCAATCGGTGCAAGGTGATCGCAACTGATGAAACAGCCGGGAAGGTGATTTCGTGGGGGGAGAATGACGACCGCATATTCACTGCCAATCCGATTCTCCCCGAAATGGGGTACAACACCTGATGGATGTCACCCTGGTTGCCCACACCGTCCTGTCCGAAGATATTACGAGCACCCACATCAGCAGCGCCATCGAACGATGGATGGCCCCGGTGGATGGTAAAACCCGGTCTATCGCGGACTACGATTATGACGCGGATGTGTTGGCCGAGTTCGCCGGACGTTCGTGTTATCAGTCGTTCAACCGGCCGAATCCGAAGACTGCCGCCAACAATGATTACCTGGCACACATTCTCGAATCGGCGCACGAATCGGTTCTGGAACACGCGTCGGCTACGTTCTACGTGACGGGTGTGTCGCGGTCACTCACGCATGAATTGATCCGTCACCGGCACTTGTCATATTCCGAGTTGTCCCAACGGTTCGTGGACATCGCACCGTCCAAAGAGAACAAGGCCGGTATGGCGTGGATCGTGCCATCCGGGTTAAACGTGACCGACGACCATGAAGTCATCCGGCCCATCACGGCGGTGCTGAACGACATCGTAACGCCCCTTTACCGGTCGATGGTGGAATCGTTGATGAGTCGTGGGAAAACGCGTAAGGAAGCGCGTCAGGCCGCGCGTGCCGTCATGCCGAACATGATGGAAACCAGAATTGTCGTCACGGGCAACATGCGGGCGTGGCGGGATGTGATCAAGAAGCGATACCACGTGGCGGCAGACGCGGAAATTCGGGAGTTTGCAAAGATCGTTTTGAATGAATTACGATCGATTGCGCCGAACACATTCCAGGATATGCCACACGAGCCATTCGGTTCGATGGAAAAGGGAAAGGGGTGACGAATGGCGGCTAAACCGGTGCGGTCGTCGGCGTCGAAAAAGTCATCGTCGTCCGGCAAAGATTACGAAGCGATCGCACGGAAGTACATCACCACACCGACCGAAAAAGGTGAAACCCGAAAATTGCCTCGAATTCTGGTTTATGGCCGGAACAAAAAGGGAAAGACGACGTTCATGTCGTCGGCACCGAATGTTCTGATCATCGACCCGGAAGAGGGTACCGATGAATTGACCAAGAAGAATCCCAAGGTGTGGCCGGTCGATTCATGGGAAGACTTGGACAACGTTTACAAATACCTGAAACTGGGGACACACCCGTACGAATGGGTTGCCTTGGACGGCATGACGAAGATCCACAACATGGCATTGCGGTGGGTTATGAATCAGGCCGAAGAACAGGATTTGGACCGGAAGCCCGGGCTGGTGCAACAACGGGACTACGGACGTGCGGGTGAAATGACGAAAGGGCTGTTGTGGAATTTCCATAACCTCCCGATCGGGGTCATTTTCTCGGCACAGGAACGTGTGGTCCAACCGGAATTCGCCGACGATGCCGATGCCGAAATGGAGGATGCGGCGGCGGCATATGTGCCTGATTTGCCCGCTGGCGCACGATCCACGTTGAATTCGATCGTCGGCATCATCGGACGGATTTACATCGTCAGAGGGGATTTCAAGGTCCGTAACAAAAAAACGGGCAAGGTTGAATTACGGGAAGGTACGTTGCAGCGCCGGTTGTGGCTGGAACCGAACGCGGCATACGACACCGGGTACAGGTCGGAATATGAATTGCCGCCATTCATTCCGAATCCGACCGTACCCAAACTGGTAAACCTGATCCGTACCGGATCGGTAAAGGGAGTATAAGCACATGGCATCAGAGTTGAAGCGCGCCAAAGCCAAGGTCATGGACATGACCGACGTCAAGGAACGCGGTCCGTTCAACCCGGTCCGACAGGAATCCGGGGATTACCTGGCGAAGATCGTCGACGTGTTCGAAACCGACAGCAAGGCGGGTGACCCGATGTGGGTTTTCGCCGTGCAACTGGACGAGCAGAAGTCGGCCGTATACCCGATGTACTGCCTGTTGAACCCGGACAACTTCTGGAAGATCCGAATGATGTGCGTGGCCACAGGAATGGCCATTCCGAAGAAGCGCATCAAAATCGAACCGGCCAAGCTGATCGGAAAGATGATCGGCATTTCGTTGGAAGACGACGAATACGACGGCAAAATGAAGTCCGTCATCGACAAGGCATTCCCCAAGTCCGAACTGGGCGGGAAGGCCGACGACGAAGACATCGACGATGATGACGTTGATGACGAGGATGAAGACGACGACGAGCCGGAACCGCCCAAGAAGTCGAAAAAGGCACCGGCCAAGAAATCGAAGAAAAAGGCCGCTCCTGTCGAGGAAGATGACGACGAGGATGAGGACGAAGAAGACGACGATGAGGATGACGAGGACGAAGAGGAAGAAGTCCCCGTCAAGAAAAAGGCCGCCGGAAAAAAGGTGAAGGGATCGACCAAGGTTCCCGCCAAAAAGGCCAAGGCCAAAAAGAAGGCCAAGGTCGAAGACGACGACGATGACGATGTGGATGACGACGACCTCGATGAACTCGACGTTGACGACATTTAATCCCATCGGGTAACGTCCATTATGTACGGCGGTTTCATCCCGTTGACACACAATAGAATCCCCCTTTGACCCGTATTTAGTCGGATACGGATCTAACCCCCGGTCGATTCTCCCCCCGCATCGGCCGGACGGAGTGCCCCATCGTTGCCGTTTTCCTTCCCAGTTTTTCGGCGATGGTGGGGCATTTCCACACCCAAATGAGTTTTGGAGACAATGATGGCCGGGCCCGAGACGAGAATTGTCGCGTCGATCAAAAAGGAATTGAAGGCGCGAGGTGCATTCTGTTTCAAGGTACACGGATCAGAACATATGATGGCGGGTTTGCCCGATCTGATCGTGTGCTACAAAGGATTATTCATCGGATTGGAGGTGAAAACCCCGGTGGGTGTGGTGTCGGCGGTCCAGCATTACGTGCATGGGCAAATCCGATCGCCCGGCGCGGATGGCATCGCAGAGGTGGTCACATCGGCCGCTGAGGTCGTGGCCATATTGAATCGGGTCGATGTGTACGCGGCGGCCGTATCGCGCGGCACAGGGCCAATCAGGCGTCATTTGGCGTTGTGGCGTGATCGCAATAAAAAAGCCACCCCGAAGGGTGGCCAGTGACGACGATCGGGGGTTACCCGTTGGCCGCGCGGTACGCGGATCGGCATGCCGTACGCGCCGATGTGGTGGATGGGTGGGTGCACGCCGCATGCGACAGGCGTCCGTTGACCATCGCGGGACCGCCATCGGTGGGTGTGGAATCCAACCGCCCAACCGGGGGGACGGCGTCGGCAACGATTTTAATGGCGTTGATCAGATCCACGATTTCGGATGCACGGCGGGGGGTGGCGTCACGGGCGACAACCAGGTTTCGCAACCCGATCCATGAATCGACGTCAACCCCGGCGTCGTTCAAGCTTTTGATCAGGTTGTCGACAACCACGATGTTCGGGTCGAAATCCTCGACGCGGGTGGTGGGTTCCGGGGTGTTGTCCGCGACCGTGGAGGTTTCGATTTCGGCATTGGTGCGGGGGGCATCATCGGTGCGGGTCAGGCGTCCCCCGCAAATCGGGCCGATGCCCGCGTCGATCGATTCCGGGTTGGTCAGGGTCCGTCCGCACATCATGCACCGGCCCGTCCGGCGACCGAACGCGGCAGCGATTTCATACGACACCACGTCGTCCGACGACAGGTTTTTGACCACACCTGGGGTGTACACCCATTCGCCCGTGGCCGGGTCCAATACGACCGCGTACGGTTTGCCGGACGTCCGCGAGATTTTGACGCGGGCAACGGTGTCGTCGTACGTGTAAAAACCTTCCGCGATGACGCGACCCCGGGTGATCGGTTTCGCGGGGTTGACCGTGCGCACGATGTTGGTGCCCGGGATGTTGCGCGTCACCGGTGCGTCATCCACCGGGGTGATTTTGGTCATTTTGACCGGACGGGATTTGCCCGTGGATTTGCGTCCCGTGGACGCCGGTTTGGTTTCCCCGCCCAATTTGATGCCGCCGTTGGCCATGGCACCGGCCGACGACAACGGGCCGTCGTATGTGGCGGCGCATTTGTTCGCCACGGTCGCCCGTTGGGCCGGTGTGGTGTCGCGTGATGCGAATTCGGCCACCATGCCAGGGTTGGTGCGATCGTAGGCGTTGATCAACGCCTTGGTGGTCAAGTGCTCGTACCCAGTACGGGTGTTGGTGCCGCGTGTCGTCGTCATGCGACGATCGTAAGGCATTTTGAAGATCCAACTGGAAAAATGACCCCACACCCCGCAAGGTGTGAGGCCATCGTTATCAACCGGTTAGGTCATGTCGAACCCCCGTTCGATCGCCGTCACCATGTCGAACGTGGCGTTAGGGCCGGTGATGGACGGGTGACGGGCGATCATGCCCGCGAACACGTCGTACACGGCCGACATGGCCGCACCGTGGTCCACCAATGTGCCGTGCCCCAACGCGGCGGACGACCACATCAACAGGGTATTCGGTCCGTCCACACCCAACGCCTTGGCGACCGTGACGGCGGTGTGGGCCAAGAGTTCAATCGATTCGATGTTCATAGATTTCACCATATCCCGATCAGGATTCGATGTGTCTGCGGGTGTCCCCACCAACGCGGGTGTTGCCGATGTCGGCCCGGTTGCCCGCACGGTATCCGGCGGTCACCCCATCGCGAGAATTCACCGAAGTGTTTTTGTATACGGCCCGGTTGGACACGATACCGGCTGTTGCGGTTTCATAATGGCGTTGGACCATTTCCCCCCGATCCCGTACGACCAGGGCCGCACCGACCGTTTCAGACACGTTTTTGGACCGTGCATGGCGCAACCGGTCCAATACCCGGCCGACATATCCGTGGGCGAACGAAACCTTCCACGCACGGGCGTTGTCAGACCCGATGTATTCGCGCCAATCGACGTCCATGTGGTTGGCCAATTGCAATTCGATGGAGGTATACATTTGCTGGACGAACGCGATATCTGATTCGAATCCCCACAGACCCATGAACGACCGGTCGGCCGCCAAGGTGGGACGGACGTTGTACAGGAATGCCAGACCCGTCATCAATTCGCGGCGAGCTTTGATATACGGTGCGTTTTTCATCCGCAGAACCATGACGTTGGTGAACATTTCTTCCGGCGCGTGGTTCGAACCCGCCGCCGCGCGGATTTGCGCGTCAGAAATCGTCATCGACAATTGCAATTCGGAAGCTTTGGCCAGGTAATTGGCGGCCATTTCCTCCGTAATGCCGGGATCTTCCGCCATCGCCAGGAGTTTGGCGATTTTGGACGCGTAATCGTGAGGTTTGGTCATGGTCGTCACACGTCCCGATCGTTGGTGGTGGCGATGGTCAACAGGTGTGGGATTGGTGTGGTGTACGTGGCCGACACGCGCCATTCGGACACGTCACCCGGGTTGTTTTCGTACGGGTTGCGCCACCGGACGATGGCCACGTCGTCGCCGTCGATGGTGTCGAACCAGACATCGGTTTTGTTGTCGCGGGACCGGTACACGATGTCCGCGCGGTAATCGTCGACCGGACGGAACCCGGACGTCGTCAGGTATGACGCGAACAGGTTTCGGGCGGATTCGTCGTCCACCGGCCGGATCGTGGCGGGCAGGGTTCGTACGGGTCCGGGTCGATAATCGGCGCAATCCCGTTGATGCCGAATGACCGGCGGACGACCCGAATACGATCGGGCGGGACGGCCACATTCGGTGCACGTGGCGGGTGTGGGACGGGGGAACATCGGTTGCGGGGTGGTGAACCGCATCGGTGGGACGTCGTCGGATTTCATTGGTTTACCTCCACGTCGTCGACCCATGTTTTGGGTTCGAATTTCAGGATTTCGTCGGTGGGTGGGGGCGGCCGATCGTGAACCGCCCCCGTGGGTGGATTATTCGTCGTCGTCGTCGGTGCAACCATCGGGGAATTCGGTGTGTTCGTCGATGTCGTGCCCGCATTTCGGGCAAATGTCGAAATCCAACACCAACATGTCGTGCCCGGGGTTGGACAACATGGCGTTGATCATATCCGCCACCATGTGACCCAATTCGCCGATTTTCTCCAATTCGGACCGGTCACCATCGGGCATCATGTTGCGGACCGCGTCGTACATGTCATCGTACAAATCCTCGTCCGTGATGGACAACGCGATCATGATTCCCCGGATACCGGTGATCGTGACGGCGTCCACCTGCGGAACGTTGGAAGGGAACGGCGGGAAGGTGGGGCGGGTATCGGTCATACGATGATCTTAGACCCCAATCGACGTCGTGTCAGGCGTTTTTCATGATCCATCTGGGGTTGTTATCAAGGCGTTACGTTGTCTGCCGTGCCCGTCGTCGTGGCCGTCGTGCCGCGCCATCGATTTCCACGGCGGTTGCGCGCCGCAACGTCCGTTCGCCGGTCGAACGTTTCCGGGTAGGTGTGGAGGTAACGTTGACCTGAGCCTGTTCGTGAATCGCACGCGTGAACACCTTGACCGACAAAAACGGCCTGGTGCGTTTGCCCGGATCCGGTGCACCTTCCACGACGTACCCGTGCAACACGAGTTGATCAAGACATAATTTCGCCGATTGCGGGGATAGTGATCGACCGGTGGATTCTTTCACCTCACGGATGATTGCACGAACGCCTATCCCGTTATGGTTTTGTTCCAACACCTCGGAAATCTTTTCCATTGACGCAGCCATTTTTAATGGGGCTTCACGTTTAATCGCCTGTCCGTCCGGCAATGTCAATTCGTAATGCATGGTGGATGATAGGTCGGTCGGGTCGTCCACCCACACCGTGCGTTCCACGGCGAAATCTTCCGTCATCACCTCGTCGCCTTTAATCTCCCAATTCTGCAACACAACGGTCTTTCGGGTGACCGGATCGCTGGATGACTTTTTAATCTCCACCGATATCAGGAATCGTCCCCATGCGGTCAGTCCCACACCGGACGTGCGGTTCGAGCCGGTCCCCGTGCCAGTCTTGTTCCAGTGATGGGAGATGATCAGCGCACAGTTGTACCGCTGGCACACTTCCTGGATCGGTTTCAACGCCTGGCCGACGTCCGACAGCTTGGCGAAGTCCACACCCGATGCGGCCAGATAAAACGGGTCGATGATGCACAGGACGGCTTTCGTCGTGCGGATCTTTTCTTCCAATTCAAGAATATGATCTTCATCTTTGACCTGTGGCACCGATAACAGGATATGGAGTGGGAGGCGGTCAATTTGTTTTTCGGTCAACCCTTTGGCTCGGGCGATGGCGTCGATCCGCCGGACTTGCTTTCGTTCGGATCCTTCACCAAGACAGAGAATTACGTCGCCTTGGAAATTGCACTCAAACCGGTCCATCCATTTCGTGCCCGATGCCGCGCTGATGCCCGCGTCCAGCATCACCAACGACTTCCCCGCTTTGTCTTCTGCCGCCAACATCCCGTAATCACCTTCTGCGATGATCCCGTCAAACAGGTATCGGGGTGTGGGAGCGTTGGCCACACGTTGCCGCATCTGCCGGTACCCGACGAAATTCAGTTCCGCCTGGTCGCTGCCGTCGTCGGCTTCATCGAACGTGGGTTCCGTGGCGGATGACGGTTGTTTCGGCCCGTTCGCTTTCAGCCAGATTCGTTCGACGTCGTTACTGATGCGCCAATCACTGCCCCATTTATCTATTGCGGCAGGGAACGTGCGGACCAGCGCATGAGTGTTTTCCCGTGTGACGCCTTGTTCTTTACACGTGCTGACCAATTCGTAAATGGCATCACTGCGGGAATACGTGGTGCTGCCCGGTGTGGCGTGATTGTTGAACGCCTTACGTACGGGCTTGGGCAATGATTTGATGGGAGGTGCGGGGTGACTGGACGATACCGACGACGCACTGCCGTCTGATATCGCTTCTGCCGCTTCTTTTTTGAACACCGACCACGCGATATTCGTCATGTCCGTCAGCCGGTCCACGACGGTTTTAGCCCGCGCTGGGCGGCGTGAACCGATGGACTTCAACGTCACGTTTTTCGGGACGGTGGTTTTCCAGTTCAACGTTCCTGGCAATCGCAACAGGTCGTTTTCAGCGATCTTGGTATCCGCGCCCAACGCTTCTTTCAACGCCCGGCACATCGCTTGGTGGTTTGCCGCATTGACCGGTTTGGCCAATTCTATGTATACGTGCCGGTGCCCGTCTGACCCGGACAGCACCGTCATGGCCCCCAGCGCGTTGATCCGGTCGATTTGTGCGTCTGTCGGGGGATGGTCGACGTCGGCCCACACCCACCACAGCGGTGCGTTCGTACCCGCTTTCCGGGATGGTGTGGACCGCAATGCCGGGTTGATGAAAACCTCTACGTTCTCCGGCCGTGTCTCGGGGTTATTGACCAATTCATCGATCTCCCCCAACATGTCGTCCTTGTCCTGCGGCCATGCGTAATATCGTTCCCGGAAATCGCCTTTGCGGAATCGCGGTTTCGTCGTCCGGGGATTGTGGCCGAACGCCATAGCGACGAATCCTTCACGAGTGCCGAACAACCGCGATAGGAAATACGACGCTGTGTCCAAATCAAATCTGTCCTCATTCATGTCACGTAATGTATAACGTGAGAAATTTAAAGACAAAATGTTGTTGGAGTCGTGAATTCACGTCTGATGTGACATGGGGTGTGACCCCGTTGATGTGACAATTACACGTTGACATGCGGATTCATTACTTTTTACCATCTGACGGGTGGATGGTGTGACATTCATGTGACTATTGGACATCAGATGTTGGGGTTGTCTGGCGGGGGTGACATTAGGATGTGGACGCATATGGGTGGGTCGGTGGGAGGGTGGGGTTGTAAACCCCCCCGGACACATAGCGGCACACCCCCGCACACGTATAGAAAACGATCCGTACCGACGCAGGGTTTGGTGTGACGTGGGAGCCGTGGTTGGGTGTGGACATGCCAAATGATGTCGAAAGTGAGTGATTGGTCATGAGTGACAAGGGTTTCGATGTGCCGGTGTTCGACAACGATTGGACCGGGATGGGGCTGGTGGGTGACGGACCGGTCAAGGGTTCGTCGGTGAAGCGCGAGACGATCGTGACGGATGGCGGGAATTCATTGAAGGTGCCAGACGGGTATGCGTCGCACGCTGTCGGCGATGGTGGGGTGGGTGGGCCGAAAGATTTCGCGGAATCGAATCGGCTGGACGAGGCGGCACGGGTTAGTGGTGTGAAGAAAAAGGAAATCGCTGGGCTGGCGGATTCGCGGCATGGGCTGTCGCTGGATGAATTGCTGATGGTTCTGCGGTATTTGCCGAAAGGGTTCCTCGGGCTGTACATGGCCCTGATTGACCGGGGTGTGGGTGAACGGGCTCTGGGATCGGGGTCGGGGGCTGGGAATGGTTTGGCGGTTCCTGATTCGGGACGGGCTGTTGCGGGGCTGGGACAGGTGGCGTCGGGAGTGGTGCAGAAAAGGGGTGGGGCAAAGAAAGGGAAGAAACCGAGTGGGGGTAA